GGCCGAGGCGACTATCATTGGCAGCACGAGCCATGCTGGTACGCGGTTCGCAACGGCAAGACCGGGCATTGGAGCGGAGATCGAACGCAGACGACGGTCTGGCGGATCGACAAGCCGATGAAGAGCGAGACGGGGCATTCGACCCAGAAGCCGGTGGAATGCATGCGTCGCCCGATCGAGAACAACTCTTCCCCCGGCCAAGCGGTCTATGAGCCGTTTTGCGGCTCAGGCAGCACGATCATCGCGGGCGAAATGACCGGCCGCGCCATTCATGCGCTTGAGATTTCGCCGGATTATATCGACGTGTCGGTGCTGCGCTGGCAGGCGTTCACCGGGCGCGACGCGGTGCATGAGGGCAGCGGGCGGACATTCAGCGAGGTGCAGCGTGCCGCGAAAGAAACCGGAGAACACCGTCTTGCAGCAGGCTCCGCTGCTGGCGGGCGGACGGCGCAAGCCCAAGCCCAAGCCCGCCCGCAAGCCGAAGCGCCGCCTCGGCGGTTCGCGCGACGTGGGCGGGCGGCCTGCCCACGTGCCGACTGAAGCCGCCCGCAACCTAGCCAAAATCTGCAAGGCGCTCGGCAAGACCATCGGCATGACGGTCGAGTTGATGGGGATAAGCCGGGACACCTTTGACAAATACTACCGCGCCGAATGGGCGAGCGGCAAAGAAACCGTTGATGTGGCGGTGGCTGGCAAATTGCTCTCGGCGGCGACCTCGTCCACCCATACTGGGGCGACAGTGGAGGCCGCCAAGTTCTGGGCCAAGACCCAGATGGGGTGGAAGGAGCCCAGCGTGCTAGAGCTACAGGGCAAGGACGGCGGTCCGGTGCAGGTGGAGGAGATCTCGGCGCGTGAGCTTATCCGAGGCAGGATCGCTGGCATTGCTGAGCGCCTCGCAGAGGAACGCGATCCTCGACGGCTTAACTGAGACGCAGGCAAAAGCGCTGACCTGGGACTGGGGCTTTTGGGGTCGCCCCGAGCAACAGTTGCCAGAAGGCGACTGGTTCATCTGGATGATCATGACCGGGCGCGGTTGGGGCAAGACCCGCACGGCGGTCGAGAACATCGCCGCAATGATCCGGGGCCCGACGCCGCTCATCGCCGCGCCACACTGCCCTCGGGTGATGAGCTTCGTCGCCGACACCGCCTTCGATATGCGGCAATACTCGATCGAGGGGCAGAGTGGGTTCCTCAACGTCGGACCGCCCGAGCACAGGCCCTCTTACCATCCCGGCCAGTCCGTTTTGAAATGGCCGAATGGCGCGCGAGCCCTCCTGTTCTCGGCGGAGGACCCCGAAGTGACGCGCGGCGCTTCGGGCTCTTTCTTCTGGTGGGACGAGCTAGCCAAGGCTCGGCGGGCCCAGGACGGCTGGACCAACATGCTGTTCGGCATGCGCGAGGGCAAGCCGAGGGGCATCGTCACCACCACGCCACGGCCGATTCCGCTGATCAAACGGCTGGCGAAAGCTGAATCGACCCACCTCACCGTCGGCTCGACCTGGGACAACCGGGTCAACCTTAACCAAGTTTATTACGACGAGGTGATCAAGCCCTTGGAGGGCACGCGGGTCGGCCGCCAGGAGATCAACGCCGAGATCATCGAGGATTTGCCCGGCGCGCTTTGGACCCGCACGATGATCGATGACGCCAGGGCCAACGCGCCATCTCCGGTTCCCGATCTCGCCCGCGTGGTGGTGGCGATCGATCCGTCAGGCGCGAGGACGATGAGCGATGTGGCTTCCTCTTCTATTGGCATCGTGGTGGCTGGTCGCGGCGTGGATGGTCGAGGCTATGTGCTGGCTGATCGTAGTTGCAAGCTATCCCCTGCCGCTTGGGCTCGACGGGCCATAGACGCCTATCGCGAGTTCGACGCCGATCGCATTGTCGCAGAACGCAATTTCGGCGGCGCGATGGTCGAGCACACGATCAAGATGGCTGCCGGGGCCAATGAATATGTCGCCTATCAGGAGGTCGTCGCCTCACGCGGCAAGATCCAGCGGGCCGAGCCGGTGGCGACCCTCTATGAGCGCTCCCTGGTGTCCCATGTCGGCGACATGCCGCTCCTAGAAGACCAGATGACGCAAATGGCGACCGACGGCTATATGGGCGAGGGCTCGCCGGATCGCGTCGACGCGCTGGTGTGGGCGTTGAGCGAACTGATGATCACCGGGTCACAATACGATTCGACTCTGTCTTGGGTGGGGTGAATGCCATCGAGGGCCGATCGCCAGTACGAGCAGCGCAAGAAGGCTGGGACGCTCTGAGTGCCGGTGGCCTTCAACAAGTTCGAGGACATCGAGCAACACATCGGCCCTCGGCGGGGCTTCGATCTGAGGCCGTCTGAGCGGCTGGCGATTGAGGCGATGCTCGGCCGCCTCTTGGACGCCAACGAGCCAAGCGCGATGCTGGCCGTGCTCAAGCGGATCGCCGAGCACAAGACCACAATCGCTATCCACGCCAGCGACCGCAATGAGGCTGACCGATGGGTCCAGATGGTCGAAGCTTTGGATCAGGTCCAGCAGGCGATGGCGGCGAAGGACGCGGCCTGACGGTTCTGATCGTGAGCCTGTTCGCCGTCGCCATGGCTGTCATCGGCGCGTCCATAGCCATCTGGTGGTGGTTCCTAGAGCTTACGACAGAGCGCGGGGTGATGGACTGATGGCCATCGACTCGAAATGCATCGAAATGGCGTTCTGGTTCCTGCGCAACAGCAGGGCCGATCGTTGCGACCGTCAGGATCTGGCCGCGTTGCTCCAAGACGTGTGCGATGAGTTCGCCAAGCAGGTCGAGGCGAGAGAGGCGGAACGCGATGGGAAAGACATCGAAGGGCAAGCCAAGGCCAAAGCCGAAGCCGCCAAGACCCTAAATATTAGAGCCATCCCATGACCACTTATGGACAGAAGGCGGTTGGCTTGGACTTCAACCCGAGCGCCAACCCCGACGTCGACAGGGTCAAGACCAAGTTCGCAGAGATCATCGACCTGTGCCATGAGCTTATGGCGCAGGCCAACGGCCCAGAGCACGAGGCTCTCTTCATAGAGGCTATCCGCGAGAGCATGACCGCCCAGATGTGGTGCGTGAAGGCTCTGACATGGCGGTACGCGCCATGAGCCTGACTGGCGTGCTCCTGGGGCTGATCAACATCATCATCGCGGTGGTGGCGTTGATTCTGGTCGGCGCGGTCATCCAATGGGTGCTGACGGCCTTGGGCTGGCCAGCGCCGATGATCGTGCAGAGGCTCTATGTCGCCGTGGTGGCGCTAATTGCCCTGGCGATGTTCATCGGCTTGTTGCTGGGCGAGCCGGTCCATCTCATCCGTTACGGCTGAGCCATGGGCTTCATCACCCTGCGCGACACGCTGGTCAATTTCGTCTCTGGCCTGGGGACGCAGAAAGACCCGCGCACCGGCAACCAGTGGATGCTCCAGCTACTGGACCGGAGCGTCTTGGAGACGATGTATCGCTCTGACTGGCTGGCCAAGATCATCGTCGACGCCCCCGCCGAGGACGCGACCAAGGAATGGCGGGCGTGGCAGGCCAACGACAAGCAGATCGCGGCGATCGGCGCGTGTGAGCGTAAGCTGCAAGTCCAGAAGAAGATGCAGATGGCGTTGATCCGCGCGCGGCTCTACGGCGGCGCGGCTCTGGTGATGGGGGTCGACCAGGGCCAGCCCGAGGATGAGCTTGACCTTGAGGACATCGGCAAGGACGATTTGGAGTTTGTGGTCGTTTTGAATCGCTACGAATTGAACGCCGGGCCGCGCATCTACAACGTCAACTCGCCGTACTACACGCGGCCGGAATATTATCAGATCGCGACGCCGATGTTCGGCTTCATGGGCGAACAGGGCGGCGCATGGCCGGGGAGCCAAATCCCGGTCAGCGGCTTCGGCAGAGATCCTGCGGGCCGGTTCGGCGCATCGCCGCCGCCGGTCTCATACGGCAAGGACCCGCCTGGGGGCGACAAGAGCAGGCAGTGGGTGGAGGCGCAGAACCCGGTCTACATCCACCCGTCGCGGGTGATCGAGTTCTACGGCAACGAGTTGCCCGACTGGCGGCTCGCGCCGATGGGCGGCGGCTGGGGCGACTCGGTGTTGCAGACGGTCGAGGATGCGCTCTCCGACTTCGCCATGATCGTCGGCGGCCTCGCCTCGATGATCAACGACGCCAAGATGGACGTGGTCAAGCTGCCGGAACTGTCGCGCAAGATGTCGACGCCGGAACTGACCAACAAGCTGTTGCAGCGGTTCACCCTGGCCAACACGGCGAAGAGCAGCATCAACACCCTCCTGCTCGACAAGGAAGAAGAGTGGAACCGGATTCAGACCAGCTTCGGCTCGACGCCTGAGCTTATTCGGGTGGTGATGCAGATCGTGTGCGCGGCGGGCGGCATTCCGCAGAGCCGGGCGATGGGGTCAGCGCCTGCGCGCGGCTTGGACGCCAAGGGGTCGAGCGGCGGCGAGGTCGACATTCGCAACTATTACGATTCGATCGCGGCCGATCAGCGCACCCGTTACAAGCCGCTGATGCACCCGCTTGACGTGGCGATCCAATCGTCGGCGTTGGGCAAGTACGACCCCGACATCGACTACATCTGGAACCCTTTGTACAAGCCGACGCCTGCCGAGAAGGCGCAGGCCGAGTTGCAGAAGGCGCAGACGACGCAGGTCTATTCGTCGCTGGGGCTGTTCAACGACGACATGTTCCGGCAGTCGGTGGCGTCGCAGATCTCCGAGGACGACATCTATCCGGGGTGGGACGACGCGGCTGACGAGTTCGGGCTGAAGCCGGAAGAGCCGCAGCAGCAGATGCGGCAATTGCCGACCCCGCCTCCCGGCATGATGAACAAGGGGCAGTTCGAGGCCAACCCGTTCCACATGATGCGCGCCCAGCAGATGCAGCAGGCAGGGTTGCCGATTCGCGCCCCGCCTGGACGGGCGCTGCCGCCGTCGCCGATGCCGCAGCAAGGGGGCGGTCGGTTTGGCAAGGACGCCGCATTCGAGGACTACAACCCCGACGAGCCGCGCGATCCCAAGGGCGAATGGACGTCGGGCGGCGGCGGATCGTTCAGCAAGGGCGACACGGTCGGCAAGCTCTCCAAGCTGCACGGCGGGCCGTTGAGCAGGGACGAGATCAAGGGCTTGGGCAAGTACACCGAGGAAGGCTACAAGCGCTGGAACCGAGCGTTGCGCGGCCAGGGGACTGGCAAGTCGTACATGTCGCAGGCCGACGCCAGAGGCGTCGCTGATACTGACAAGGCGATCCGGCGATCGAAGCTCCAGAATGACACGCTGCTTTATCGCGGGCTGATGGGCAACAAGAAGCTGTCGTCCAAGACGCTGACCCAGGCGCTGGGCAAGGTGGTCCAGATGAAGGGCTTCACTTCGGCGACCACCAAGCAGGCGGTCGCCTACGATTACGCCTTTGGGCCGCACGCTGGCGAGCACATCGTGTTCCACATCCACGCCGAGAAAGGCCAGAGCGCGTTCGACACGCATGGCACCAACTTCCGCCATTCGCAGGATTTCAAGAGTGGCATGCAGCAGCATGAGGTGATCCTGCCTAGGGGCGTCAAGTTCAGGATCGACGGGGTGCATGCGCCGAATCAGGAGGTGATTCATCTGGGCAACGTGCCGAGGCTGGGCCGCAAGACGCCGCAGCATCCGTTCGTGGTCGACGTGAGCATCGTCAAATGACCGCGCTCAAGCGGATCTGGTTCGACCCCGATGAAGAAGAGGAACTGGCCGAGCAGCTAGAGCCAGAGGACGAAGAGCTAGAGGATTACGATCCCGACCAGCCGCGCAACGAGCGGGGCGAATGGACCACGGCCGAGGGGTCTTCGGCCGAGAGCGAGTTCGGCGAGCATGACTGGTCCCAGATGACGGCGTGGTTCATCCCGCAGGCGGCGGCGACCTCGGCGGCGTTCATCGCTCATCAGGCGGCGGTCGACGCGCTCCTAGCTCATCCTGGGGTCGCGCACGCCATCCCCAACGCCATTGCGCATTTCGTCGCCCATCACGCCGAGGGGGTGGCGCATCACGCGGTCCTGGGCGAGGTGTCGGCGCATGTGATCGAGATCATCGGCGGCGCTGCCACGGCGATGGGGGTGGCGCATCTCGGCATTCCGGCGGCGTTCGCCTGGGGCGCTGGCTATCTCGGCCACGAGGTGGTCAAATATGCGATCGGGCATCTGGCCAAAAAGCATGGCTTCACGCCTGAGCGGGCGCACGAGATCTTGAAGAGCGCGACTCATGCGGTGCTCGACCACTATCACGAGATCACCAAGCTGCCTGAGTTGAGCGAGCGTCCGGTCGACTGGCGCGGGCAGGCGGACGCCGAGGATACGGTGTTGGCTGGCTTGCAGGATTTCGCCGACGCCTTGGACGACTTCGATCCGCGCGAGATCTCCGACTTCGACCCCGACGAGCCACGCGATCCGGCGGGCAAATGGACGTCGGGCGGCTATGGCTTGGCGCCCGGCGACGTGGAGAAGTTCCATCGCCTCAAGGACCAGTGGGCCAAGGTCAACAATGAGCTACTGACCTATGTCGACAGGCCAGACTCGCCGGAAGCGCAGAAGAAGATCGACGAGCTTGAGGCTTTGGTCCACCAGATGCACGGCCTGCACGCCGATCCTGGCGGGCCGGAAGGGATCGGGCTGCCGGGAGGGCCGCGTGACGTGACCGTGGTCGGCGCAGGCCCCGGCGGATTGGCGGCTTCGATCTTCGGCGGCGCTGAGGGCCTCGACACTTTGGTGGTGGAGAGCAACGCCGCGCCTGGAGGGCAGGCCAAGTATTCGAGCCGGATCGAGAATTTCCCCGGCTTCCCGGTGGGGGTGACCGGCGAGAAGCTAACGAGCGACATGTTCGCCCAGGCGACGCGGCTGGGGGCGGAAACCAAGCTCGGCCAGCGGGTGACCGGCATCGACTATGACCCGGCGACCGGGATCAAGCACCTGACCTTGAGCAATGGCGAGCACGTCGACAGCCGCACGGTGATCCTGGCGGGCGGGGTGGAGTTCCGCCACCCGGTGTTCGCCGGATCGGAAGGGTCTGGGGTGATCGTCGGCGACGGCAAGGCTTTGACCGAGGCGTGCAAGGACGGCGAGGCGGTGGTGGTCGGCGGCTCGAATGGGGCGGCCCAGGCGGCGCTGGGCGCGGCCAGCAAGGCCAAGCACGTCACCCTCATCTCCCGATCGCTGATCACCAAGGGGATGAGCGACTATCAGGTCGAGGCGTTGCGCAACCATCCGAAGGTGACGGTGATCGAGGGCGATACGGTGACCAAGATGAATCGGGACGCGCATGGCGATCCGATCAGCGTCGAGACCGACCATGGGCGGGTGGTGCCCGCCAAGGCGTTGGGGGTGTTCCTGGGCAGCGTGCCAGAGACCGGCTGGCTGGAGGGCAAGGTGAAGCGTGATCCGGCTGGCCGGGTGCAGACCGACGCCAAGCTGGAGACCTCGATCCCTGGCGTGTTTGCGGTCGGCGACATGCGCAAGGGCGCGATCGGCCGGGTCGGGGTTGCGGTCGGCGAAGGGCAGTTGGCGTTGCGCGAGGCGCACGTCTATCTGGAGGGGTTGCGGCATCACGCGCCTGCCACTCACGACGCCGAGTCCGACGACGACGTGTCGGATCTGATTCATCGGGCGTTCGCTCTCGACAAGGCCAATCCGTATCTGGGCCAGACCATCGAAGGGGTCAGGCCGGGACGGCGCGCGTGATCGCGCGGGTGGCGCCCAAGGTGTGGGGCCATGAGGAGGTGTGGGCGGAAACCGAGCGCTACACCGGCAAGTCGCTGCATTTCGACAAGGGCGCGTGGGCTAGCGAGCACTATCACCGGTTCAAGCACGAAAGCTGGATCGTGCTGTCGGGCAAGTTCGAGGTGACGCTGGACGGGATGAAACATCTGCTCGGCCCCGGCGACACCTTGGACGTCAAGCCGCGCAGCGTCCATCGGGTGCATTGCCTGGAGGCGGGGACGATCTTTGAGGCGTCGACGCCGCATGACGACAAGGACGTGATCCGCCAGATACCGAGCGAAGCGGGTGAACGCGCCGTTCCTTGACGCCAAGCCCGACCCGATGGGGCTGGAGGACTTGCGGGTCTATCTCAAGGGCGAGATGGCGCGGCGCTGGACCAAGGCGGCGCGGAACGTCAAGCGTGCGATCGTGAGCCAGGACGCTCTGGGCTTAGGGCCGAGAGCTATGGTCATGGCGTCTGACGACAGGGCCGCGCTGTTCGAGCGCTGGCTCAGCGAGCGGTTGACCAGCGACGTGCTGGGAGACGATGGCTCATGGCTTGCGCCGTACGTCGACGCGGCCGGGGCGAGGGCCTCGACGGGCGTGCATGACGCCTATGTGGCGGACTACCAGAGCCTCGCCGGGCCGCCGGTCAGCCAGACGTCATACGTCGAACGCAAGAAGAGGCCGCGCTCCAGTGAGGCTTGCAAGGACGCCAGCGTCGCGTCCTTGGCGAGCGTCTGCGACGATGCCAGCCGGGATGTCTCTTCCCTCGTTTCGGCCTGGCTCCTGTCACATCCCCGTGGGCAGGCGTCGCAGATCGCCGCGCTTGTTGATCGCGAGATGGGCGTCGGGCTTCAACGCAGCAAGATGCTGGCCGAGCATGCGCTGACGCAAGCGTTCACTCAGGCGACCCTGGACGCCTATGAGGACGCCGGGGTGCAATGGGTCGGCACGGTGAGCGAGCACAAGATGCTCGACGCCATGTTCGACTTCGATCCCTCGGAGGCGCGCGATCCGCACGGGCGCTGGACGGCCGAGGCTTCCGCCGAGGGCTACGAGTTCGTGTCGCCCAATGTCGGGCAGTCGGACTGGCCGCAAGCGACAGCGCCGCTGTCCAGGCGGGAGCGCAAGTTCGCCGAGGCGAGCGAGGACGTCGACCAGCAACTGGGGATGACCGGCTACCCGTCGCAGGTGATCGGGGCTTGGGCGGACGGGGCCGAACGCAGCCTGATGACCGAGGTCGACGGCGAGGACTGGGATCGCCTGAAGCTGGCCGGGGCGATGAAGGGCCATCTCGGCGATCAGAAGGCGGTGCTGATCTTCCGCGAGGAAGAGGGGCCTGAATCCAATGCCCACATGTACTCGTTCCCGGCCAAAGGGGATCTGGGCAAAATACATCAGAACCTACTGGCGGACGGGCTGGCGTTCCATACATTGGAGCCCACGTCGAACGGAGCCGTGGTTCATGTGGTCGACACAGACGGCTCTCTTAAGGATGCGACTGCGAAGGCGGCTCAGAGATATGGCTCAGACATCCACTGGCGGGACGGGCGGGCCGAGTTCATCGGCGCCCACAAGGAAGACGGGACCGACCGGGAGCAGCGGGACGACGCACGAAGAGAATACGAAGGCATTATTGCAAGATCCCCGGTTCAAGAAGGTCGAGCCGTCTGGCAAAGGCTTCATCATCGGTGGTCAGCGGCCCTCGCGCACGACGCCCTCGACGATCTCTATGGGGTGAAGGACGCCCTGTTCGACGACGCGCGCACCAGCGACAAGGATTTGGCGCGGCTGATCCGCGAGACGGCGAACAAGCCGTGGTTCAAGCCTGACATCGGGGCCGAGAGGCAGGCCGATCTGATCAGCCGATTGAGCGAGGCGCGGAGCAGGCTCCCGGCCGACGCCAGCCAGCTTGCTAGAGATCTCATGCTAGCCTCGACCGGATTGCGCGGTATTTCGGTGAGGCAGGCGGCTCTGGCCGAGCGGCTGATCGGGCAGGCTGGGCCGCCGCCTCCAACGCCGTCGCCTGCGGCTGCGCGGGGCCCGGCCGAGATGCGCGAGAAATACAGGAGCAAGCGCACCGGGCGGTTCAGGCGCTACCTGCCGATCGAGGGTTTGCAGGCCAGGGCCGAGCGGGCGGAAGCCGCGTTTCGGCGCGCACCGCTAGAGGTCGACGTCCTGACGGCGCAGGACGACAAGGTGTGCAAGGTCTGCGAGGACATCGCGGACAACGGCCCGTACCGCATCAATGTGGCGCGCGGGCTGATTCCGGCCCACCCCAACTGCCGCTGCCTGTTCGCCCCGGTGGGGATGTTCGGCGACGCGATCCTTGACTTCAACCCGCTGCACGAGCCTGCCGGGGCCGAGGGCGGCAAGGGCGGGCAGTTCGCGCCGAAGGGGGAAAGCGGTTCGCTGGCTGAGCAGGTAGCCAAGACCGGCGCGGGGTTCCAGCAGTTCGGGCCGAGCGGGGACGACAAGGCCAAAATCGACGCGGTCAACGCGGCTACCGACAAGTTTGAGAAGGCGCACCCCGAAGCCGCCCCCGAGATGCACCGGTGGATGAGCGCCAATCTCGACAAGTTCATGCCGTCGGGCAAGCCGGTCGATCTGGTTGGCTTCAGGCTGGCGTTCGCGCAATGGCAGGAGGACCGGAAGGCGGGGCCGCAGGCCGATGACACGGCTCCCTCGCCACCAATCGACGTGGCGGGTCTCGACCCTGCGGTGGTGGACGTCGGCGGCGACGCCTGGAACCGGCACACGGCGGCGCGGCTGGAGCGGGAATGGCAGGCCGCGAAGCCGACGGTCGAGGCGGACGCCGAGGCGATCTACAAGGCCGGGAAGGTCGAGACCGGCGGCGGGGCGCGGACGACCTGGGCCGATCTCACCAGTCAGCAGCAGGACGAGGTCGCGGATAACTGGAAGCATGACGCTTACCAGCAGGAACTCGATTATCAGATCAACTCCTGGCAGGAGGAATCGGCCAAGGCCGACGCCTATGAGTTGCTGGCCGACGAGTTCAACCATCAGGCCGACAACCAATGGCCGACGGAGGCGCTCAACGACCTGTTCGAGCCGCAGACGTCGGACGAGGACCACTTGCCGCAGCCGAGCCAGTGGGAGAAGGGCGGGCTCGCTCCGCTGCCGCTGGGCAAGGACCAGATTCTGAACGCGCTGGAGGCGCGCTACGACCACCACGGCGGCGAACTGGAGTTCCGCTGGGCCGAAGGCGCGATCCGCGCCGCGATCAGAGCCAGAATGGGCGGCGATCAGCCGCAGTTCGAGGGGTTCGAGAAGCCTGACTACGCCAAGCTGCTGACGCCCGCGATGCGCGACAAGATCGTCGCGACTCTCAAGAAGGCGATGGATGAGGTGGTGGACGAGCGGATCGACCAGATGGACCCCCCAGATTATCTCGGCGAGTACGCGACCGAGAGCGTCAATCAGGATTGGGACGACAAGGACGACGTCGACAAGTTCGCCATAGCCATGAACCAGATGCCGAGCCTCAAGCAGGCGGACTGGGGGCGCATCACCCGGCCCGCCAAGCTTGATCCGCTGAACGCAACTTCGGGCATGGACTACGTCAACACCCAGCGGATCGCCAAGGCCCTGTTCAACCGGCGGGCTGGCGAGATCCTCGACCAACGCGGGCTGATCAAGCCGGGCGGGATCAAGAACCCCACCGGCATGGTCGTGCTGGCCGACGACTTCCTGTGGAGCGATTGGCTGGACGCCTCGTCGACCAAGGGCGGCCAGTTGTTGCAGTTGGCGGCCAGCGAGGAATTGGGCGGCCGGTTGCAGAGCGGCGGGGCGCACTACAGCATCGACCGCCACGACGTGGTCGAGTGGGCCGACACCAACTATCCGCTGATCGGCGGCTATGAGGGGATCAAGGCTCTGGCGCGGGCCAAGTGGGAGACCACGCAGTACCTGCTTGACCACGCCGGGATGAAGGAACTGAACCTCTACCGCAGCGTCACCCTGCCGGAGGCGATCACCGACATCGCGGCGAAGATCGAGGTTGCGGTGGGCAATCTCAAGTACCGGCTGATGCCGAAGGTGGACATCAAGAAGAACGGGCTGGCTTCATTCTCGGTCGCCGACCATATCGCCAACAACTGGGACGGCAGCGACCGGACGGTGATAAGGCTGAACGCGCCGCGCACCGCGATCCTGTCGGTTCCCGCCTTTGGCAAGAACACGGCGAGCGAGCAGGAGGTGGTGGTCGCGGGCACGGCGTGGAAGAAGTGGGACGCCTATCACCGCCAAGCGCCGAGCGTCGGCTGGGTGCCGATCGGCGCAGAGCGCGAGGCGACCAAGGAAGAGATGATTGCTGCGGTGCAGAAAGAAGTGAAGGGCCAGCATGCCTGACTGGGTGACTCAGAAGCCCGACGGGACGATCGAGGTCGATCTCTCGAAGATGGATCTGGAGACCGGGGCGAAGAATTGGCTTTCCCCGCAAGGGAGAATCGAAGCACGGGCTGCGGCGCTAGCTCGCCGTAGGGAAGGGACGGCGCGGCACTCCAAGCCCCCCAAGCCCCCGCGCCGTCCCGCCTAAAAGCGTGGGCTATTCCCAGCACGGCGAGGACATCATCCTCGTCGACCTGTTCCAGAAGCTGGGGGTGGAGAAGCCTGGCTATCTCGACGTCGGCTGCTTCCATCCGTTCGAGATCTCCAACACCGCGTTGCTCTACGAGCGGGGATCGCGCGGCATCAATGTCGACGCCGATCATGAGGCGATCGAGCTTTTTCAGAAGCACCGGCCAGACGACGTCAACCTGTGCGTAGGGATCTCTGTCGCGCCGGGCGAGGCGACGTTCTATCGTTCGACCGAGACGAGGGGCTGCAACTCGCTGGTCAAGGGGCGGCTTCTGAGCTACGCCCCGGTCACCAGCCAGGAAACGGTCAAGCTGACGACGATGAGGGCGATCGTCGACGCGCACTGGGGCGGCGTCTATCCCGATTTTCTCGATCTCGACATCGAGGGCATGGACCTGCCGGTGCTGAAGACCGCCAACCTCAAGATCAACGGGCCGATGGTCATCTGCGTCGAGGCGATGTGCGACGCCGAGTCTCAGGCGATCTGCTCCGTGCTGGAGCCGCAGGGCTATGAGTTCGCGCAGCGCTGCACTCACAACGACATCTATGTGAGGAGATGAGAGATGGCTCACCCGCTCGACCCGCATAAGGCCAAGAGCCCGCTGGCGATCATGCAGGCGGTCAACGCCCAGGCAGGCTCGGTGATCTTGGACAAGTGGAGCGTGCTCGACCCGACGCGGGCCGAGAAGCAGTTGAACGCCTATTCCGGGCTCAACGCGTTCCGCAAGCTGAGCCCGCTTGATCGCGGCATCACCGATCCGCACTGGTCGCCCGACGGTCTGGCTGCGGCTTGCGGGCTCGTCACCGGATGAGACGGCTCGGTCTCGCGCTGGCGCTCTTGGCCTCTCCCGCTTTGGCTCAGCAGCCTCGGCCGCCGACCGAGAATCCGGCTAACGCCCAGCCGGTGTGGCTCGCGCCCAATCCGAACGGCCAGACGCTGACTCACCTGAGCGCGGCGGGATCGACGCTGATCAAGACCGGCTCGGGCTGGATCAGCAGCATCGCGGTCAACACCGCCGCGACCAGCGGCAGCCTGAGGGTCTATGACGGGGTCGATGCGACCGGCGCGGTGATAGGGGTGCTGGACGTGTCGAAGAACGGCGCGGGGATCACCGGCAGCACGCCGTGGGCGTACCATGTCGGGTTGTATGTGGTCCTAAGCGGGACGGCCGACGTGACGATCGTGAGTCATTGATCGTCAGCAGGGCGACATGAAATTTTGGCATAAGGCTCTAGCGCGTGGGCGCGGAGGAGCGTAACGCTGCACTCGCTCAACCCATGGGCGATCCCCGCACCTAAGGGTTAACTCAGCATCGCAGGAGATTAAGGATGGCAGGCAAGCCCATAGTCATCAAGGGCGAGATCTATGACGGCAGTCTGAGCATCGGCGGCGGGCCGATCATTCCCGGTCCCGGCGAGCCGCCCTTGGGCATATGGGGTCCGCCCGGCCCATGGCCGAAGCCGCCGATCTACATCCCGGGGCCGCCGCCGAACGGCGGGGAGAAGCCGCCGGAAGGGTGGACGCCGCCGACCGACGCCCATCCCGAGCATCCGATCTATATTCCGGTGCTGCCGCCGGAAGAGACACCCAAGCCGCCGCCGGGAATGCTCGTTCCGCCGACTGCGACATCCAGCAAAGGAGCGAAATAAAATGGCGTCAGTGCCTATTCAAATCGACGGCGTGCTATGGGACCACGCCCAGAAGAAACCGACCAAGGTGACCCTGACCGGCCAAGCCTCAATCCTGGGGCTGGGCATCGGCGGCGGTCCCATCGTGCCGCCCCCGGAGCCCGGCGAGCCGGTGTTCCCGGCCCATCCGATCGTGCCTCCGGGCGGCTATCCGCCGGAAGGCGGCCAGCCTCCCGGCATTTGGGGGCCAACCGACCCGCGACCGACGCCGCCGATCTATTGGCCCGGTTTTCCCGGCCAGCCGCCGAGTGGCGGACAGCCTCCGGGCGGCGGATCGCCGGGGGAGCCGACGTTCCCGATCTGGGGGCCTCCGGGGGTCGAACTGCCTCCGGGCAGCGGCTATCCGCCCGTCGCCGGTCATCCGCTGCCTCCAGGCGAGACGCCGCCCGAGCCGATCAAGGGTTGGGAGGCTAAGCCCGTATGGACGCTGCGCACCGGTTGGACGGTGATCATCGTGCCGACGGAAGGCACGGAAGTGCCGACTCCTTCGGCCCCGACGCCGCCCGCGTGAGCGAAAGGCAGCGCATCTGCCGCGGCTCGGACGGGCTTCGCCGCCCCCTGAATCTGGGACGACGAAGACCCGTCCAAATTCGGCGCGCGCCCCGATGCGAGCGGTGAAGGCGAGGGGGTCGAATCCCTCGCCATCCGGCAGCGACCAAACGAGGCGGCGAGGCGTGAAAACCTTGCCGCCATTTCCATGAGGTAGAGTCATCTGGGCGCGCAGAATGTCGGCCGTTGATCCTCGCACCGTAAGCCGGAAAGTCATCTCACAACATTAAGCCGGGCTTGGCGTGGAGGATGCTCGCCCAGGAGCGCCTCGGGCTCCTCCATGTCGAACAGCATCATCACGTCTTCATGGGCGTCTTCATGGGTCATCATGGCGCTCCCTATCATGGCCAGTCGTCAGGGTCATCCTCGAGCCGATGACAATGAGCCCGTAATGCGTTCTCGCCCAGCGCAAGGCGGCGTTGAGATCGTCGGGGCCAGGGGCTTCTGGGCCTACTCGCCCTACTACAAGTGCATGGTGTTCGTGCCTTACGAAGGCTCGGGCCTTGAGCCGGACCTTCCTGGCCGCCGTTGAACGATTGGCTGCCCGCCATCGCCGTCGCGTTGGCGGCGGTGGCGGCGCTCATTGCGGTGAGCGCGTGGCTGCTGGCGTGGCGGGCGTATCGGATGACCGACACCGCGCGGCGGGTCGAGCTTGCGCGCGACCGGCTGGAGAAGGTGTTCGGGCAAAAAGAAAGGCGGCCCCTTTGACGAGGCCGCCAGTCATCGAGAGTAAGTAGTAGAGGGGGTTAATTCGCTTCCAGTGCAGTCCAATCTGAGGACCGCTGGGAGCTTAGGCTCGCCTGTCCGTCCTGTCCAGTTTCTCCACGATCTGCGCCCAGGTGTCGCCCTCGGCCCTCACGCTGAAGAAGCCGAAGCTCCCAGCCTGATCGACCGTGCCAGCCGTGATCTTGTAGCTCCTCGATCTGGCTATGAGCCTTCCGGCTCGCTCCTTGGCGTCCTTCGCGGCGGCGACCAGTTCTTGGTGCTTCTGATCGCCTTGTAGGAGCGCATTGCGATAGTCGTCGCGCGCCTTCTCCCGCGCCTCGTCCCTTTCCTCCTGTGTCGCCGCCTTCGGATCGAGCCGATAGCGGAAGTTCGCGCCAAGCAACTTCTTGAGCTTCGACAGGTTGGCGTTCGGGTGGATTCCGTTCTTCATAGTTGCTTCCCTTTGGTTGTCAAACAGCATGCGAGGGTTATCGCCTCGAGTCTGTAATATAAGCATTAGTTCGCCAAATGCAAATCGCGGTTTGTGGAATTGAGATAACATAAAGGACTTGCGCGAGGGCTGGTGTGACGGGCAAAGGACTTACGAAGGCGAAAATATTTATTTCGGCGTTCTTCGCGTTAGTCTCAACATCGGCGTTCGGCCACGACCAATGGGCCGATGGGGCGATCGTTCCCGGCTGGGTCAAGGCGGCGTGCTGCGGCCAGACGGACGCGCATCACCTCAAGCCTGAGCAGGTTCACCGCAACGGCGCAGGCGACTGGGTGGTCGACATCTTCCCGCACCCGATCCCGAACCGTTTCGCCCTGCCGAGCCAAGACGGCGAGTACTGGCTGTTCTTCGGCTACATCGCAGGCGATCCGACGCTCCGCTGCTTCTTCGTTCCCGTGGAGTTCTGACCATGCCCGTCATCCTGCACAAGGCGGCCGAGAAGATTCAGGCCAAGGGCCATTCCGAGTCCTCGGCCTGGGCCATCGCCACCGCAGCCATGCAGAAGGCCGGAAACCTTAAGCCCGGCACTGCGACCGCAACCAAGCAAGGCAAGCTCCGAGGCAAGAAGTCCTCGGCGTGGCGGCAGGCCCATCCGCCCCACGCCGCCGACGCCCTGCTCGACCAGGAGGGACAGATGTGGACCCGCGACGTGCTGCTCGACGACGTGGCGCTGCTCGACGACGTTAGGCGAACTAGCGACGGCTACATGGTGTGCGAGGCGCTGGTGGCCCGCGTCGGCACCCAGCGCTACCGGGGCCGCGAGGTCGGGCTGAGGGATCGCGACTTCGTCACCCTCTATCGTCCGCCGGAAGAAGTGTTCTCGGCTTCGGCCATGCACTCGATGGCCAACAAGCCGATCACCCTCACCCATCCGTCGCGCATGGTCGACACCAAGACGTGGGCCAAGGTGGCCAAGGGCTTCTCTGGCTCCGACGTGGTCAGGGACGGCGAGTATGTGCGGGTGCCGCTGATGCTGACCGACGCGGCGGCGATCGAGGCTTACGAGAACGGGGTTCGTGAACTCAGCGTCGGCTACACCACCGACATTGATTGGACCCCAGGCCAGACGCCCGACGGCGAGGCTTATGACGGGGTGCAGCGGGACATCAGAGCCAATCATCACGCCCTGGTGCCGGTGGCCAGGGGCGGGCGCTCCTTACGGTTCGGCGACGGGGTGACCAAGAGCCCGTGCCCGAACTGTGGCGCGATGATGGACGCCAACGAATGCCCGTCCTGCGGCTATCGCGAGCGGCCGACCCAAGGCGGCGACGCGGACATCGACGACGCCTGGAGCGAGGAGGCGCGAGCGGCGGCGCTGGAGGCGCGGAAGCGCACCTGGGCGGCGCGGGAGAAGGAAGCCAAGGCCAGCCCAGACACCTCTGAAGGCTATTTGGCCCGGCGCGGCTGGCGCAAGCCCGGCCAAGAGCCAGAGCGTGAGCCTGACTCCTACGAAGGCCCGCTCGGCCCACGCGGCTGGCGCAAGCCGACCGAGGCTCAGCGCTGGCAGCCGAAGAGCAAGCAAACCCGCGACGCCGATCTGGAAGCCTACTTCGCCAAATACCCGGAGGCCGCGGTCTACGACCGCGACGTCAGCGAAGAAGAACGCAAGAGCCTCGCCAAGCAGGGCAAGGCGCTGCCGCATGGCGGCTTTCCGATCAAGAACAAGGCCGATCTCGCTAACGCCAAGCAGGCGATTGGGCGGGCCAAGAACCCAGCGGCAGCCCGCGCCTTGATCAACCGCCGCGCCCGCGAACTGGGCGAGCCTGGACTGGGTGAAACTGGAGACGCCGATGGCGGCGTGGAAGGAGCAGAGAACATGGTTACGGTGATGATCCGGGGCCTGCCGGTGCAGGTCTCCGATGGCGCTTCGGCGTCGATCCTCGAACAGTTTGTGGCCGATCAGGCCGAGAACTTCGGCGGCAAGAAGGCCACGCCGTTCAAGAAGAAGAATGGCAATGGCGGCGACGACAACGACGATGACGAAGACGACACCGACGCCCGCGATCAAGACGCGGTGGCGGCTGAGCAGGCGCGTGAGAAGAAGGAGCGCGGCTATCGCGACTCGATCGCCGCCCGCGACGGCGAGATTGCGCTCCTGAAGAAGAAGCTCAGGGATTCCGAGTTCAGCGAGGAGCGGCAGGAGCAGATCCTGCGCGACCGCGACACCGTCAAGGCGCAGGCGCGCAAGGTTCTCGGCGACTCGTATGAGTTTGGAACCCAGAGCCTGAAGGAGATCCGCCGTGCGGTCGCGGCGGCGGCGATGGGCGGCGAGAAGCTCATCGACGGCTGGGACGACGCCCAGGTTCTCGGCGCGTTCAATCTTGCAGTCGCTGGCCCCGCCCAGGCGCAAGCATCGGGCGTGCGCAGGATGGCCGACGGCATGTCGGACGGCGTCCGCCGCAGCGCTGGCTTCTATCAGAGCGGCGTGCAGATGACCGACAAGGACATCGCTTACGACGAGTACTGCAAGCGCATTCAGGACGACTACAAGACCCCAATGGCCGACCGGCGCAACTGATTTCCAGCTTTCTCGCTCCTCGAAATGAGGCGCGAAAGCAAGAAATCTCCCTAACAACCTGAAGAGAAAGGAGACGGGCGATGATCGTCCCGGCACCCACCCAAACGACTTATCAGCAATACGAAACCGTGGCCCAGAACGGCATGACCGCCTCGACCGCAGGCCAGCCGCAACTCGATCCGCGCATCCTTGAGGAGCCGACCGGCAACGGCGTCGGGTTCGGCTTGGCCGTGTGTCAGGGCTACAAGAGCGACAAGGGCTGCACCTTGGGCGCACTCTCTGGCGGCGCGTTCGTCGGCATCACTCACGCCTCCAGCGTCTTGGCGGTCGCCACCACGCCGCTTCCCAGCGGCGCATCGCGCAAGATCGACACGTTCTACGACACCGACACGGTGCCGGTGCAAACCTTCGGCGACATCTGGGTCCAGCCGCTCGGCAATGTGGCGTCGGGCAACCCGGCCTACTTCAACTCGGTCACCGGCCAGCTTGGCGGCTCTGGCATCGCCAATGCGGTGCTGATCGAGGACTCGATCTGGATGACCTCGTTGCCGAACTCGTCGCAGCCGCAAATCAACTTCAACGGTCTGGCGGTCATTCGTCTGACCTCGATGGCCTGATCGTTCGTACTACGTCCGCGATGGTCTAAGCGGGCTTCTCTTCCTCCCCACAACTAAATCTCAAGACTAGGCACGTCGCATGGCGCAACGGCGGGCGAGGAGACAGCTATGCGATTCCCTATGTACGACACCCAACAAGCGTTTGGGTTCCTCGTTTCTCAAACGTCTCACATAGAGCCGGAAGTCTATCGCATCCAGTACCCGGATATTCTCTATACACGGCTGATCCCGATCGATAGCTCGGCGTCCGAATGGGCGAAGAGCGTCACTTACTACTCGGTCGACAAGGTCGGCAACGCCGATTGGTACGACGGCTACGCAACCGCCATGCCGGTCGCCGACATCAACCGCAACAAATACGAGCAATCGATCGAGATGGCGGCGATCGGCTACCGCTATACGCTTGAGGAACTGGGGCAGGCGATGATGATCCCCAACCTCAACTTGTCGACCGAAAGGGCGGCGGCGGCCAGACGCGCCTATGAGGAGTTCGTCGACCGGATGGCCCGCGTCGGCGACAAGCGCAAGAATGTCACCGGCCTGTTCAACAACGCCCTCGTCCAGCAAGTCACTGCGCCAGCGACCGGCACCGGCTCATCGTCCTTGTGGGTCAACAAGACGGCCGATCAGATGATCGCCGACGTCCAGAACTCTCTGACCCAGGTCTATCAGGGGTCATTGACGGTCGAGATGGCCGACACGGTGCTGCTGCCGATCGCCAACCTCCAGCTTCTGGCCAACACCCGCGTGCCTAACACCTATGGCAACGCGCTGGAGTACTTGCAGAAGTACAACCTCTACAAGCAAACCACCGGCCAAGACCTCACCATCCTGGCCACCATCAACCTTGACACGATGGGGATCGGCGGCACCGCGAGAATGGTGACCTATCGGAGAGACCCGCAGATCGTGAAGCTGCACATCCCGATGCCGCATCGGTTCTTCTCGGTCTGGCAGACGGGGCCGATGACGTTCGACATCCCCGGCGTGTTCAGGATCGGCTCGACCGAGATCCGGCGGCCTGGCGCGTTCTGTTACACTGACGGCATCTAAGGAGGAGCGTGTGCCAGATTTGGTCAGAGTCGAAGTCGCCAACGTCACACCCGCGCCGCGCGTCATCCACGGCGGCCCTGACGGCATGGAGCAGTACCGCATCGGGCCGGGCGAGACGAAGGAGATCGTGCTCCCCCGGCCGCTGCTCGCTTTCCTGCTCAAGGGCGCGGCGAAGGCGGCCGAAGGTCAAGAGGTCCGATATACGGACAAGGGGCCGTTCGAGGGCGAGTTCGAGTCGGAGTTCGCTCCGCTGCGCCCATTCGTCAGCCCTCCTGCCGACGCTGCTCCTGAGCCTGCGCCAGAGCCGCACGGCCACGTCAAGCGCTCGCCGCGCTGAGAACCACCGGGCTTGGCATGACCAGCCAAGAAGCGGGTCGTCCCGCCTAAGCCCGTAAACGCGCCGGTAACGGCCCCAAGCGGGACGATCCGCGACTCATCGAAGGACATGAACATGAAAGCCAAGGCCGCCGCCGCTGACGCGGTGGGCGCGACGGTCGCGCGTCGCGCGGGAATGGAGGAGCAGGCGCACGCCGGTGGCGTCTATAAGATCTGGTGCCATGGCCCTGACGGCGCGATCAAATGGTTCGAGGAGATCTCGAACGTGGTCTGTACGGAAGGCAAGAACCTCGCGTTCGGCACCTTCCTGGCCGGGACCGCCTACACCGTCATCGGCCCGTTCATGGGGCTGATCTCGTCGGTCGGCTGGACCCAGACCCAGGCCAGCGACACCGGGGCGCAGATCAACGGCACCAATCAATGGAAGGAGGCGGGCGGGACCAACGCGCCGCCGTATTCGGGCAACCGGCAGACCTGCGCCTGGGCGGCGGCCTCGGGCGGGGCCATCGCGCTGTCTTCGAACCTCTCCTACTCGATGACCGGCGCGGGCACGCTGGAGGGGGCTTTCGTCCTTTACGGCACCGGGGCGACCGCGACCAAGGACAGCGCCGCTGGCGTGCTGTGGAGCGCGGGCACCTTCTCCGGCGGGGCGAAGACCGTCGGCTCGGGTGACACCGTAACTGTCAGTTATTCAACAAGCATGTGAAATTTTATTTATAATATCAATTACTTACCGCTGACTAATCGGACAATCCAGAACATCATCCATAACAGGATTTATCGCTCATGAGCCGCATCGGCCGCGTGACGTTCGAACAGATCGCCTGCTCGACCTTCACGGACCTCGTCGAGATCTCGCCGGTCGCGCCCAGGATGATCAGGGTGTTGCATCGGTGGGTGGGCTGCACCGACAACAACATCCCGGCGGCGCAGATGTTCGCGCTCAGGGAACGCTACCTGCCCGCCACGGTGACTCATGGCAGCGGCGGCTCGACGCCGCAGGTCGGATCGCTCGACCCCGGCGATCCGCTGACCACCGCCACCATTCGCTGCAACTCGACCGCCAAGGCGACCACCTCGGCGACGGCGGTGATCCTGTGGGAGGACGGGGCGCATCTCTACAACGGCTATGACGACGCCCTGGACGAGCCTTACGTCATCCCGGCGGGCGCGGCTTACGTGTTCGAGCTTCTGACCGCCTTCTCGCCCGCTGTGCATCTCAGCGGCGGGGTGACGTTCGAGGAAATCGGCGGCTAGCCGTGGCTTACACCGAAAGCGCGATCTACATCGATTCGGTCGCCTACACTGCGGTCGCGGCATGGGCGGCGACTCACGCCTATACGGTCGGGCAGATTGTTCGCGGATCTGCGTCGAACCGCTGCAACATCTGCATCACGGCCGGAACGTCGCTCTCGACTGAGCCGACTTGGAGCACGGGGCAGGGAGCAAAGACCACCGAGACGGGTGGCCCGGTGTGGCAGGAATGCTCGGCTCAGCCTGCGCCGAACGGCGACAGCGCCAACAGCAACTCCTGGCTGGCGAGCCAGACCCCGGCGCTCGGGCAGTTCATCAAGAACGTCGCGGCGACATCTTATTTCATCTGCACCACAGCCGGGGCTGGCGGCACGGGGGCCGAGCCAGCCTGGAACACGACCGCCGGATCGACGACGACAGACGCCAGCGCGGTCTGGACCTGCGTCGGCGCGATCAGCGCTTTCACGGCGCGCTGGGCGGCTCCGATCAATAGCTTGAACAATGTTTTCCAGTTCACTTGGACGCGAAATAATGGCGTAACGATATTTGTCGGCGACGATCATAACGAAGGGCCTTGGACCACGACTTGGGCGTATGGGCTAACCACGCGACTGCTCTCTGTCGATCATACGGCGGCGTTCCCATTGACGTCCGCCAATTTGAAACCGGGGGCGACATTTTATTCCAACAATGGGACGCCGTTTTGGTACAGCACAGCAACCGGAGCGTTTAACAGTTACGTTTACGGGGTGACCGCATATTGCGGCGGAAACAACGGGTCGGTCGGGAACGCGCAGGGATCGCGCGTCATATTTGAGCAGTGTGTCGTTGGATCGGGCTCCGCCAACACGAATCCATACAATTACGGCCTCGGCGACCAGAACAATTGCGGCGGGTTGATCACGTTCAGGAATTGCAGCTTGCAGTGTTTGGGCAATGCGGGGCACGTGTTCACGCTGTTCGGCTCGGTCAGGCTGGAGGGGTGTTCGATCACCGGATCAATCGGCGGCTCCGCCAACGAGATATTCGGCGGCAGCAGTCAGCAGGTGAACGCCGTCATCGAGGGCTGTGACCTCAGCACCAACGTGGTCAGCAGCACCCCTTTGGTCGGGCCGAACAACTACGACGCCAGCGTGCCCTTTGGCTACATCGTGTTCAAGGATTGCAAGCTCTCATCCACCATGGCCAGCGTCTATCGGGGCGGCGACTCCGCTATGCCCGACAGTCTGGTGATCGACCTCAACCGCTGCGACAGCGGCGGCGCCGCCTACCGCAACGAACGGCACACCAGTCTCGCCACAGAGACGACGTCGACCACGGTCGTCCGCACGGGCGGGGCGGCCGACGGCGGGGTCGCGGTTTCGCATCAGGTCGCCACCAGCGCCAACGCCGTCAACTGGATGTCTGTCTACAACGCCATCCCGCTGGCGGTCTGGAACACGGTCACTGGGGCCAACCGCAACGTCTCGATCTTCGGCGTGGCCAACGACACGCGGGTGCCGACCAACGCCGAGGCGTGGTTCGACGTCGAGTACCTCGGCTCGTCCTCGACCCCGCAATCCTCCTACGCGCGCGGCGGGGTGCTGTCGCTGGCGTCGCCAACGGCCCTGCCCGCCGACGGCTCGGCCTGGGACACGGGCGCGCCGCTGAGGGCCAACTCGACCGCCTACACCGTGGGGCAGGTCATCAAGACGGCGAGCAATCCGGGGCGCGTGTTCTTCTGCATCACGGCGGGGACCAGCGCGTCGAGCGAGCCGGGCTATGCGTCGGCGGTCGACGGCGTCCCGGTGACCGACGGCGCCGCGACCTTCAGGGCGGGCTGCCGGTTTTCGATGACGCTCACCCTGTCGTCGCCGCAGCCTGGACTGGCCGGGTATCTCTATTGTTACCCGAAATTTTCCCGGCCCTCGATGGTTTATTACCTCGACCCAGGAATCTATTAGGTTTGGTTGACCATGCAGATGTTCGGGGACGGATTCGACCTTTATGCGGCGACTGCGGACGCCGCCGCAGCATACTGGGACTCAGGAAGCGCAGGCGGCAACAACGGAGGTGTTAGCGCCACGACGCGGTTTGGCGTCGGGCGGGGTTGGTACTTTGGCAACAACGGAGGGACATGCTTCACAAAATCAAGCGGAGCCAACGATGCGGTTCACCACGTTGTCGTCGCCATCAACATAAACCAGAATTACGGGAACACCGGCGCCGGGCCATACTTTACCTTCGCCGACGGCGCGACCAACCAATGCACGGTCTACTTTCGGCTGGACGGCACGGTGCTGCTCCAATCCGGCAGCATCGGCGGCGCGACGCTGGCGACTTACGCCAACGCGATCCCGATAGCCAGCACGTGGTACGCGTTCGAGTTCGAGGTGGTTGTCAATAACGCCACGGGTTCGTTCGCGGTTAGGACCAACGGCGCGACCGCCAACAGCTTTTCGGCGACCGGATTGAACACGCGGGCTGGCAGCACGAACAATTACGCCAGTAAGCTTGTGGTTGGCTACAACGGCTTCCCCGTCGGCCCAGTGATGGACGACCTTCTCTGGCGCTCCGATCCGTCCTCGGTTCCATGGGTGGGCGACATCCGCTGTTACACGCGGATGCCGGTTAGCGATCAGGGCGTGCAATTCAGCAAGTCTCCGTCTTCGCTCCAGTTCCAGTTGACCCCGCCGCAAAGCAATGCGACCGGCCCGGCCGGGAACGTCCTTCAATTCATGCCCTTCACCGCGCCGGTCGGGATCTTCGGCCCCGTCCAATCGATCATCATCCGCTCGTCCGCCGGTTTCACGGGAAATGCGGTTTGCGGCCTTTATGATGCGACCGGGACTGGCGGCGGGCCGGGCAATCTCCTCACGAACGGCACGACCTCGGTCCTCGTGAACGGGATTATCGGCAACAACATCTTCACGTTCGCGACCCCGCCGACGATCACGGTGGGGACGAAATACTTTGTCGCGCTCAACGGGAACGTGTCGATCAGCGTCTACGGCGCCGCCACTGACCCCGGCGTTTATCGCCAGAGCTACACGTACACCGGGTCGTTGCCATCGACAGGGGCCAGCGCGATTCTGCAAGCCCCAAACGTGCTCGGCAGCGAGCTTGCGGCCATGCTCACGCCGTTAAACGCCTTTCTTTGCAGCGAGCCGCAGCAAGACGGCGCGACGACTCTTGTTTACGACTCGACCCCCGGCGACGCCGACTTCTATGGCGTCGCCCCGCTAGGGTTCACACCCGCCTCCATTATTGGCGTCACTGCCCGTGGGTTCGCGCAGAAGGGCGATGCGGGCTCGCGCACTGGAACGGTGCAATTGAAGAGCAGCGCGACGACAGTCCAGGCCCCCAACGGGCAGACTTTGTTGAACACCTCCTTTGGGTGGGTGTGGGGCGCTTATCTTAACGACCCGAACACTGGGGCGGGGTGGACCGCGTCCGCAGTCAATAGCCTCCAGGTCGGGCCTAAGGTGTTGACGTGACTGCGACTTGGAACTCGGCTGATTTATCTGGCGGTGTCGTTCTCAGCAACTTCAACCTGACAGCGACGATGTCGAGTTCGACCGACAGCGGCGTTCGGGGCTACCCCGCCGCTGCCGCCGCTGCGGGCAAATATTATTTTGAAGCGACTTTGACGCTTGGCAGTGGCGGCAGCGGCGGCGCGATCATCGACATTGGCGTCGCAACGGCGGCCCAAATCCTGAACACCCAGAATTGCCTGCATTCTTGCTTAGTTCAGCCGCCCAGCAACATCGTCAGCAACAACGCCATCGTTGGGGCTGTGAGCGTAACTCTCGCTACGGGGCAAGTCGTCTCCATCGCCGTCGATCTCGTCAACCTGACCTTCTGGGCGCGGATCAACGGCGGCAACTGGAATAATTCGGGCGCCGCTAATCCGGCGACCAACACCGGGGGCATAAGCCTTTCTGGCGCAGGTTTCAGTGGGCAGAGCGCATATCCGTTTTTTGCTTCCTTCCTTTCCGGCAGCGCAGTCGTAGCGAACTTCGGCGCGACGGCGTTCGCCTACCCGGTTCCAAGCGGCTTTTCGTCATGGGACTCGATTGTCCCCCCGCCGACCCAGATGCAGGTGACCCAGGCGGCGACCGAGATCTGGGCAGCGCCACAACCGCCGCGAATGCAGGTGACCCAGTGCGCGGTCGAAGTGTGGGCTTCGGTCAACGTGGTCGGAGCGCCGTCCAAGAGCCAGAGCGTGGTGACGCCGGGCGCTCCGAGCTTCGGGATCGTCGCCCTCAGCCAGACCCAGTCGGTCAACTCGTTCCTGCCTGGCGCCGCGTTGATCGAGACGTCGGGGCCGCCGGTCTACGTGCCGCCGCCTCCCGCCACCACCGGCAAGGGCAGCCAGACCGGCAAGGACAAGAAGGCTCCCAAGTTCTTCGGCGCACGCACGGGCAAGGCGCGGGCGCTCAGGATCGAGCACAAACGCGAGGAAGGGATCGCGGCGCTGCTCCCCACCGGCCCGACGTGGCCGGTCAGCTTCACCGAGGCGGCGGTCGCGGGGTCGGTGCAATCGCTCAAGGCGAGCTTCGTCGCCGCTCTGACTGCGCCAGCCTCAGCCATCGACCACCCGACGGGCGGCTTCAAGGGCGTGGCGGGCTTGAGCGCGACGGCGGCGGCCATCGACCATTCGCTGCTCATCGCTGGTTTCACGGGCATGGCGGCCGAGGCGGCGGCGGCCATCGACCATCCGCAAATCAGCCCGTCGGCATGGCGTCCCGCCCTGGTCGAGATGGCGTCGGCGATCGATCAGCCGACGACTGCGGCCAAGCACGCCGTTGTGGTCAATGAGCTTGCGGCGGCCTCTGGATCTCCGCTGGCGACGAGGACCATCAACCCATCGGTAGTCGAGGGGTCCGTTGCAGGCGACGTGGTGTCGGCGCAGCGGGTCATTAACGCGCTGGTCGCCGACACCGCCCGCGCCATCGACCTGTTCGCCATTCCGCCGCCGCCGGTATGGCTGGAGCGCGGCGACGAGCACGCTCTCGCCATCGACGCGCCATCCGCCGTCGCCAACCACCATCAGGCTCTGATCGAGGCGGCCTCCGCCAGCGACTTGCCTAGAGCGACATGGCGCGGGGTGATCGCGGCGGCGGAAGCAGCCATCGCCCCCGATCTGATCAGCGCGACTCAGCACCGCACGGGCGTCAACGCGCGCCGGATCTCGGTCAGCGCCGACCGCGACATGGCGTTCGTCGCCGCCTCACGCGCCCCCGTCGGCCTGCGCGCCGATCGCGACCGGCCATCGATCTCAGCCATCTGAGGCTTCAATGCCCGCCATTCAGGACTTCAGCGTCCCGCAGGGGGATGACATGGACGTCGTCTTCAACCTCGACCCGACCGATCAGATCTCGCTTACCGGCGCGACGGTGACCTGGGCGGCGTTCGAGCAGAACTTCGCCGTGCCGACCAGCCTCGCCTCGGGCGGCGAGGTGATCCTGAAGGCGAGCACGGCCCTCGGCCAGATCACCATCCTGCCGTCGCCGCTCCAGTTCATCGTTCACTTGGCGAGCGCAGACACGATCAGCCTGCCGCCCGGCAACTATTACCACGAGGCCGCGATCCAAGACGTCAACGGCAACCGCGCCACGGTGACGCAAGGGATGATGGCGGTCACCTTGGCGATGATCGCGTGAGGCGGCCATGATCGTTCCGTTCACCCAATATAGCTATCTCGATCCGGCGCTGACGATGAGACAGATTGCGATCCAGTTGAACAGTCCGATGCTGTTCCCGCCGCACACCTATCTGGACCCAGTCGACGCCATGAGGCACATCGAGGCGGCGCTCGGTCAGCCGGTGTTCTCCAAGGCCGCCTATCTCGATCCGGTTAGGGCGTTGTGGGACTATGAGCATTTTGCAGCGGCTTGGACACCTGCCCTCATGTCTAACCTCGTTGCTTGGTACGACGCACAAAATACATCGAGCATTATCCTCAATGGTTTGACTGTATCGCAATGGAACGATCAGAGCGGGCATGGCTACAACGCCGTGCAGGGGACTGCCGCTTACCAGCCAACCTATAATGCAACGGGGCTGAACGGCTATCCGGCGCTGACGTTCAATGGAACGAACAATTACTTGCAATTATCTATTCCCACTGGCCAATTCCCCACTGCCGTAAGCTGCGCCTATGTGGTTACGGCAAACACCGTCAATTTTCATGGTGGATTGTTTTCCCAAGTGTTGTCTGCCTCTCCGTACAACGCTGACCCAATATACGATGAAAGCGGGGGGGTTTATATCGGAGATGGGTCCACGCAAGCAGCATTAGGCTCAGCATTTCCGCAAACGACTACCCCAGTTGTGTTTATCCGCAATTATGATCGTCCGAGCGATGCGCTGGTTGAAAGTAACAATGGAACAGTTGTCACGAATAGCCAGCCAGCTGGCGCAACTTCTTACGGGTCCACTGGCGATCAGGTTCGGTTTGGCACGGCCTATGGGCATCCGTTTACTTCCGGCACTTATGGCGAAGCGATAGCATGCGCTGGCGTTACAACCGCCGACCGCCAGAAGCTCGAAGGCTACCTCGCTTGGAAGTGGGGGATGCAAGCTAACCTTCCGGCAGGACATCCATACAAAGGCGGCCCTCCGTATAATGTGGAATGACGCGGCGCTTTGTTCCCGAATCATGGAGACGACGCCATGAGTCTGCCGAACGCCATCACCGCAGCCTCGGTCAAGATCCGCTTCCCCGTCTTTCGCAATGTCGAGGACGCCCTGATCGAGTTCGCGATCGAGGAGGCCAACCTCTCGGTCGACCCGTCGGTGTTCGATGACTGGTATCTGATGGCGTTCCTCTATTATGTCGCCCACATCGTCATGCGGGCGATGCAGACCCTGGCCGGGGGGGCGGGGCAGGTGCTGCGCTCGGTCAGCGTCGGCGGCGAGATCTCCTACAGCTACGAGACGGTGCCGCCGCCCACCCTGGCCGATCACACCGACCTCGCCACCACTCCGTTCGGCGTGCGGTTCCTTGAGATCTGCTCGCTCAAGATCCCGGCGGTAGGCCTGGTATGATCCCGCTGCCGATCCCCCACCCCGCCGCGCCGTTCAACTACTGGGCTTTGTCGCAGCAATGCGCGGCGATCATCGCCCAGCACGGACAGCCTGCGATCCTGCGTCGGGGCGGCCAACTCAACGCCCAGGACCGCTGGGTCAGGGTGTTCCTGCGCCGCTGGAACGCGCGCGAGATGATGGGCGGCCTCGCCGATCCCTTGGTCAGGATGGCGCTTCTGGCCCCGATCAATCCGCCGCCTGATCACGACCTCGACCGGCTGATTACGTTCTTGCAGCCGCTCGGAGATGTCCCGGTCGAGGATGAGAACCTGCGCATCATCGTCCGCCCAGAGCCGATCAAGCCAGCGGGCACTCTGGTGTTCTGGAAGCTCTCACTTCGTCGCTAATAGCTCCGCTTGCGCGAGTTGTTCGCATGACCACCGTCATGCAAGCGGCGAAGGGACGGCTCTATGGCGGCGGGCTTGGCGCTGTGGCGCGGATCGGCGGGCAATGCCGCGCGGTCTGGAACCTGTTCCTCGCCGCCAACGTGCTGGAGATCATCACGGTGTTCTCGGCGCGGCTCTATGGGGCGCGCTCCCACAAGACCAAGAAATTGATCGAGGCTTTCAGCGAAGCGAACGGCCATGCTGTTGGCGCATAAGATCGCACTTGCACCTAACGCAGAACAGGAAGTCTATTTCGCTCGTGCTGCCGGAACGGCTCGCCACGCCTACAATTGGGCCTTGGGCGAATGGAAGCGTCAGTACGCGCTCGGCTTGAAACCGTCCGAAGTCTCATTGCGGCGGCAATTGAACGCGCTCAAGCGTGAACAATTCCCTTGGTATTTCGACGTCACCAAGTGTGCTGCGCAGGAGGCCGTGATCGACGTCGGCATGGCGTTCAAGGCGTTCTTCGCCAAGCGCGGCAAGTATCCCCAGTTCAAGCGCAAGGACGGCAAGGCGTCGTTCTGCGCCGCCAACGAGGTCGGGACGTTCCGTTGCGACGGCGAAAAGATCAAGCTCCCGGTGATCGGCTGGGTCAGAATGCGCGAGAGCGTCCGCTTCAGCGGCGCTCTAAAGCGCGTCACGGTGGCGCGCGAGGCCGACCGTTGGTTCGCCTCGATCATGATCGAGACGGACGACATCCAGCCAGTCGAGCAGCCGGAAGCCGTCGTCGGCGTCGATCTCGGCTGCCGCACGCTGGCGACGCTGTCGACCGGAGAGAAGATCGAAGGGCCGAAGGCGCACAAGGCGGCGCTGAAACGGCTTCGTCGCGCCAACAAAGCGCTCGCCCACAAGCGGCGCGGCTCGGCCAATTTCAGGAAGGCCAAGCGTCGTCTGGCGCGCCTGCACGCTCGTATCGCCAACATCCGGCGCGACGCAACCCACAAACTGACCACTCGGTTGGCCAAGACCTATCAGGCGATCGGCGTCGAGGACCTCAACGTGCGCGGCATGGCGAGCGGCAACATCGCGCGTTCGGTTATGGACGGCGGCTTTCACGAGTTCCGCCGCCAGTTGGACTACAAGACCAAGCTCTACGGCTCGACCATGGTGATGGTCGACCGCTGGTATCCATCGAGCAAGACCTGTTCTTGCTGCGGCGTCGTCAAGGCGACGTTGGCTCGCGGCGCAGAGATTTTTGAGTGCGCCGATTGCGGTTTCGAGGCTGACCGCGACGTCAACGCGGCGGTCAATCTCTCACTCTACGCCGCAAGCTCTGCGGCGACAGCCTGCGGAGAGGAACGCTCTGGCGCGCAGCGCAAGCCGCGCGTGAAACGAGCCTCGGCGAGGCAGGAAGAAAGAGAAGCGCAGATTGTCTAGATCAGCGCAGATTTTTCAGAGCGGTCGCCTGCGAATGTTGCTTCCGATGTCTAAAAGCAATAATCACGTAACCAGTAAGGCTGAAGCCGATGATTCTTGTGCGAGAATCTGAGGACCGTCCACCGTTCGAACTGGAGTCCAGTCTCATCTCGGATGGGCGTGCGCTCGGTCATTGTTCGACAATGCCATGAACGTTCTCGCCGCCCAGGCCATCGCCACCCGCGAGCAGATCCTGGCGCAGATCGTCGCCGTCCTGGGCTCGATCTCCGGGGTCATGGGCGTCTATCGCGACCGAGGATTGATGGGCGACGAGAAATTGCCCGCGATCGTGGTCTTGGACGGGCGCGAGGACATCGTCTCCAATATCCCGCCGCTCAAGAGCGTGCAGATGACGCCCGCGATCTTCCGCCTCCAGCCGCAGATCTTCGTCATCTGCCGGGAGCGCGACGACGCCACCAACCTGACCCTCGACGGCCAGGACGACCCGATCGGGCCGGAACTCAGCGGCTGGCGCGACGTGGTGCTGGCGCATCTAGTCAATGACCCAACCTTGGTGTCGATGCTGACTACGTCGGGCCAGATCGTCTACCGGGGCAGCCAGACCGACATGGCGACCGGCCGCCTGCTGCGCGGCGAACTCCAGCTATTCATTGATTTCCACTATATCTGGCAGCCGCCGCAAGTTCTGACCGGCCGCTGATCCTCCCACCCTGAACCCCTCTCACCCCGCGTGGCGGGACGCTCCCGCGCGCCCTCCCGAAGGAGCAATGACCCATGGCTGCGCCTGCAATCAATGTCGCCGGTATCGACCAAGGCGGAACTCCGCGCGGCCCCGGCGTGATGCCTATGAACCTGCCGACCGGCTCCTCGCCCAATGTCGGCAACTACAGGGTCGGCAGAGGTTATCTGTCGATGAGGCTGCAAGGCGAGTCGACCTATCAAGACATGGGCAACTGCACGCGGTTCACGTTCATTAATAACGTCACCCGCCTCGACCACTACTCGTCGCGCGTCGGCATTCGCAAGAAAGATCTGACGGTGGTGACGCAATTGGATGCAAAACTGACCATGAGCCTTGAAGAGGCCACGGTCAGGAATATGGCGATGTACTGCCTGGGCTTCCCGCTGGAGTCGGCGACCGGCTCGGTCGACCTGATGACCAACCCACAATACTACGCCTCGCTCAATTTCACCGACACGTCGAGCGTCGGGCCGCAATGGAACGCGGTGTTTCCATTGGTGCTGCTGTCGCCAGCCGCCGCCTTCCAGATGATCTCGGAGGGCACCGGGACATGGTCGGCGATCGACATGGAGGGCGACGTCTTGTTCGATCAGACGAGCGGCCAATTCGGCTGGCTCTACTCGCCCAACGCCCACCCGTGACCGAGCCGATCAGCCTCTCTGACCTGCGGCGCAAGTCCGCGCTGGTGCCGATCGACGGCGGCGAGCAAGGACTCAGGGTTCAGGGACTGTCGGCGCGCGAGATCTGCGATCATCTGGAGCGGTTCCCGCCGCTCGCCACCATGTCCATCGGCGGCAACCTGTCGCCAGCCGACGCGCTCAAGGCGACGCCGGGCGCGATCGCGGCGTGGATCGCCTCTGCCTGCGGCAACCACAACGATTCCGAAGCGGAGAAGTCGGCCGAGGAGAACCTCACCGCCGAGGATCAGAGCTACGTGATCACGGAGTCGCTCAAGCTCACCTTCTCCAGAGGCTTCGGCCCTTTCGTCACGCGCCTGGGGGCGCTGATGGAGCATCTCACCGTCGCTCCTTCAAGGGGCCAGGGTACGAGATCGCCTACGCCGCCGCCGCCTGCGGCGCACCCCTCGACGACCGAGTCTGGGAACTCACCCCCCGCCAGCTAGCGGCGACCATGTTCTTCGCCGACCGGCGCAGGCTGCTCGATCAGGCGTTCGCCATCCACACGGCGGCTTTGGGCGCGCGGGGCGCCGCCGAGTCGGTCAAGGAGCGGCTCAACGAGATCGAGCGGCAGACATGAAGGTCCGCATCTACGTCGACGACAACCAGATCACCGAGGTGTTCAAGCGCGCCTCGAACCGATGGGGCAAGCGCGGCCGTGACGCCCTGCGCGCCTCGGCCAAGGATGTGGCGACCGAGATCGAGACCGAGGGCCGCGCCGATATCGAGCGGGCGGGCAGGTTCGGCTCGCGCTGGATCGACGGCTTTCACGCCGACATCTCCGAGGGCGGCGGGCAGGTCAAGATCGACGTGATTGAGGACGTGCCCTACTGGACCGTGTTCGAGTACGGGGCGGTCATCCGAGGCAAGCCGCTCTTGTGGATACCGCTGCCGTTCGCCCAGGACGCCCAGGGAATCTGGGCGCGCGACTATCCCGGCCGGTTGTTTAGGGTCGATCGCACCCGTCAGAGCGGCGCTGGCTGGCGCGGGCAGAAGCGCAATCCGACGACAGGCCGGTTCGCTGGCGGCTATCTCGCGCCGCTCTTGCTGAGCGCCGAAGACAAGCAGCCGAAATATTTCGGCAAGGAGTCGGTGACCATCCCGCAAAAATTCCACCTGCGCCCGATCTCGCTGGCGGCGGCCAAGAAGCTGCCGCTCCTGTTCAAGGCGAAGATGAAAGCCACCCGCAATGGCTGACGACGACACCAGCGACGTCTTTACGATCAAAGTCCAGTACGACGACTCGGACGTCGCTCAGAAGGCGTCGCAAACCGGGTCGAAGATCAAGCAAGGGGTCGAGCAGGCGCTCGGTCAGATCGATGTCTCGAAGGCGATTAAGTCTGACGACATCGTCAAAGGAATGTCCCCAATTGGGGAGGCGCTTCAACGCGAAGGGGCTCGGCACGGGGAGGCATACGGCAAGGCTTTCGTCGAGCACACGCAACGCGCCCATCGCGCCGGGATGGCCGCGATCCGGCAAGCGCTGAACGAGCCCACCGCGCATCAGGCGGGCACGGCGGCGGTCGCCCAGGCGTTGCAAGCCATGGTGAGCGGGGGCGGCGGTGCGGCAGGCGGCGTTGGCGGCGGGGCTTTCAGCGGCATTCTCGGCTTCCTTCGCGGGTTGCCGGAAAAGTTAAAGGAGACCGGAGAGAGCGCCACCCAGGCTGGCGAGGGGATGAAGAAGTTCGGCGAGTCGCTGAAGATCATCTCCGAGGGCGTGGAGGCGGGGTCTCTGGCCGAGGTCGCCGAAGGCTTCGTCAAGATCACCACGGCGGCCACCGAGGCTGGCGGCGCAATCGGGTTCATGGCGCGGGCGCTGACGGCGCTGGCCAGCCCGATCACCGCGATCATCGCCGGTCTGGCGGCGGTCGAGACGGCCGAGCAGATCGCCGCCCGCAACGCCAAGGAACTGGTCGGCGGGTTCCGCGAGATGGCGGAAACGGCGGGTATATCCGCCGAGCAGATGGCGGCGCTGGCGGTCAATTTCGCCAGCCATGGCGCGCATGTCGAGGTCTTGGGGCGCGCCTACGCTCGCGTCGCTGCCGAGTCCCGCGCCTCGATGCAGGAGATCGCCCGCTCCCAGCGTGACGCGGCGGACGAGACGGAGGCTGCGACTGACGCCATCGTCGCCGCCGACCGCAAGGTGGCGGATTCCAAGCGCAGCCTTCAGGACGCGATCGAGTCGGCGACCGAGGCCCAGGCCAAGGCGACGATCGAGGGCGAGCACGCAGCCGAGGAGCAGCGGCTGCAAGCGCAGGAGCTTGAGAAGTTCCGGCCAGAGTCGGCGGCCATCGCCGAGCAGCGGGCGCAGATCCGCGAAGTCCAGACCCAGATGCGGGTGGCTGGCGCTGACAACCCGGAAATGGCGCAGTACCTGCAATATCAGCTTAACCAATTGGACCTTCAATCGGCGGCGTTGCAGTCGCGAGAAGCCACCGCCGCCCGTGAGCGCGCGGTCGAAGAAGGAGAGAAGGCGCGCGAGTATCAGGGGAGGGGCTTAAGCCCGACCGGAGGGCCTGGACCGCAGGCGTTCGCGGAACAGCTTCAGCGCAATGCCGACACGACGCGGCAGAATATCGACGCCACCCGCGACCTGATCAAACAGATGGAGAGGGGGGAGCGGGCAGCGGAGCGGGCGGCCGAAGACTTGCGTGGACGGCAGCTTGGCCCGGTCGAGCAAATGATCCGGGGCGGCGATGTCCCTGGCATCTTGCAGACGGCGCGGCCTGAAACCTTGCGCGCCGCCGTCTTCGACATCGCCAACACTCAATTTCAGGGCCAACCGTTCTCGGCGTTGGCGCAGTTCATCCGTCAATACGTGCCAGAGGAAAAGGAAGGGGCGGCTCCCGGCCCGTCGACCCAGGCGGCGCTCAGGATGTTCGAGGCGCTCGGCCTGACCCCGCGCGTGCTCGGCGGGATGGCTCCGGTCGAACTCCTGAGCAAGCTGCGCGCCATCGGTCCTGAAATGACCGAGGTCGCCCCAGAACTGGAGCCGATCCGGCGGCGGTATGCGGAGACCATGCTGGGAGGTTATGAGCCATCCAGCGCCTATGGCCGCGCCGCCGCCATGGCCGATCTCCAGTCGCAGATCCTACAGGTGAAGGCTGGCCTAGCGGCCATGCCCGCCGCCACCGATGACCTGAAGCGGCTCGGAGACGCTGCGGGACGGGCCGCGACTGGGCTGGAGGCGCTGGATAGGATTCTGAATACGATCAACCAATCGATAACCATCGGCCCGCATGGCTTCGGCGGCGCCATCCCGCAGCAGGTGAACCCGGAAGGCGCGACCGGGGTCACACCAGAGGAGCCCCACGGCACTGGGCCTGCTGGACAGGCGGCAGGCGGCTTGATCGTCGGTCCGGGATCGGGCACCTCGGACTCGATCCCGATGATGCTGTCGGCGGGCGAGTACGTGATCAACGCCGCTCAGACGGCGCGGATCGGGTTGCCGTTGCTCAATGCGCTCAACGGCCGCCGCTTCCAGGGCGGCGGTGTGATCGACTACACCAGCAATATGCCAGGCGTGTCTGTAATCAATAAGATCCCTGTCATCGGCCCCGATCCCAATTTCCCCAATCAGCCGACGCTGGGAGCTTTCGGCTCGTTCTCTGGCTTCGGCGCAGGCGCGCCGGATCAGGCGACCGAGGACGCCGCAGAAGAGAATCGTCTCGGCGTGCCGAAAGGAACTCTGGCCAAGCGCAGGCTGGAGGCGGCCCAGCGAGCGGCGGCATGGTGGCAGTATTGGGCGTCGCTTGCACAGCGACCGCAGGCAACCATGCCAGATTGGGAGCGTCGGCTGCGCTCCCTCAATCCGGTGACCGGAGGCAGCGAGGCGGGTTTCGGCTGGTCGCGGCGCTATGAGGCGGGCGAGTTTTACGGCGGCGGCGGCCTCGTTCCGGCGCTGGTCTCCAACGGCGAATACCTGATGGGCGGCGGGGCGGTGTCGCGCTACGGGATCGGCCTGTTCGACGCGCTCAACGCTGGCCGGTTCGCCGCAGGCGGCCCGTTCTTTGGCTTCTCTGGAGCTTCTCCGTTGGCTCCTGGGGCAGTGTCGCAGCAATACACCGGCCTAACCTCGCTGGCGGCTGGCGAGGGCGCTGGCGGCCCGCCGCTCAGCATCGCCGGGGCGCTCGCGCTGAACCCCGCCTTGGCGCGAGACATCTCGCTCTCTGGCTCGATGATGGCGCTGGCGATGCGTCAGCCTGGCGTCACCATGGCGGCCCGGCAGGCGATGCAGGCCGAGATGGGCTTCGCTCAAGGTCTGGTGCCGACCGCCGACCTCTATGGCGGCTCCATGAGCAGCCTCGGCCGGATGGGCGCGACCCCCAGCTACAGCCTCAATCTGGTCACCGACGGCGGCGAGTTCGGGGTTACCGCCAGCCAGGGCGTGATGGACGCGATCACCAATTCCGCCATCGGCGCCAAGCTCACGTCGACGGGCACCCGTCCGTCTTGGTACTCGTGACCCCGCTTCTCCTGCCGCAGGGCACGCTTCTGGTGCTGATCCCGCTGTCTGGCTCGACGGCGGTGACCCTCACCCCCTATTCGGCGCGCGGCATCACCCAGACCTTGGAGCCGATCTCTGGCGCGGGCGGGCAGGGAAGCGCGTGGCTACGGCGAGACGTCAATGGCTGGATGCGATCGGTCGCCGATCCACGGTTCCGCAAGTACCATTCGACCGTCACCTGCCGCGACGGCGAAAGCCCGTGCCTCGACGGGGCGTGGCTCGGCGAGCAATGCGAGGTCGAGTGCGCCTGCGAGCTTTCCTTTCCGCAAGGCGCGATCCCGCAGCGGTCGGCGGTTTCTGGTTCGCCGCGCGCTCAGGGCACCATCACCTATTACCGGCCGGTGCTGACCATGATGGTGTCCAAGATCACGTCGTCGTTCAGCGAATATCCCGCGCTGTATAGCTGGGAGCTTGGCTTAGAAGAGATCTAAGCCCATGACGGGGTTCCTGCCAGGACTCGGCGTCGCCCCGCCTCCGCCCGTCTCCGTATCGATCGTCGAGACGGCGCATGCCGTCGACGCCGTCGTCATCCCGTCATCGGCGATCGTCGAGACGGCGCATGCCGTCGACACGCTCGACGCCCACGTCCCCGCCCATTGGTCGGTCAGCCTCACCGAGAGAGCGACCGCCGTCGACAGCATCGGCGTCTATATCCCGCGCCAGTCGCTGAATGAGTCGGCGTCCGCTGCTGATATCGTCGGCGTCACCGTTCGCGCCCTTCTGTCTGTCGTAGAGCGTGCTACGGCGCAGGACCATCCGGCCTCTCCCACCCGCTGGACGTTCACCCAGACCGACGCCGCATCCGCCGCCGATCATTTGAACAGCGCGATCGTTCGCCATGTCGCCGTCGTTGAGGCGTCCCATGCGGCCGATCATCCAACGATCTTCGCCTACAAAGCCTTTGTGGTGGTGGAACACGCGGCGAATGCGTCCGACCACCTCTCGGTCGTCGTTCACACCAAAGTCGCCGTGGCCGAGCGGGCGCAGGCGCAAGACGCCATCAAGGTTATGGCGTGGATCGCGCCAGGGTCGACCGCCGGGCTCACCTTCTACACCGCATGGGAGCCACAGACCGCGACCGCCTGGAGCCAGTCATACGCGCGGTTCGACGAGAACGTCTTCTCATTCACCATCGAGCACGACGAAGGGCAAATCCCCAAGCTCACCCTTCAGGTCAAGAACCCGCGTGTCGGCCTGATCAATCCGTCCCGCAACTATTGGTTCTGGCTCTCTTACGCCCGCGACGCGGGACCGGCGCAGCCATTGTTCTTCGGCCGCTTGGTCGGCATCCCGACCTCGATCCTGGCCAATGTGGTGGAGATGCAGTTCATCGCCCGCGCGCCGAACTACATCTATCAGAAGCAGCAAGTCGCCGAGTCGCTGAAGATCCTGCCGGAATATGATCCGATCTTCTTCGAGCCGTCCAAGCGCGACGATCCCGACGCCATCCTTGAGGGCTGGTCGGCCCTCTATCATGTCGACCGGATCACAAATCAGGTCAGCGTCTCCGACATTTTGCTGGGCGAGGACGCGGTCGTTTCCTTCCATACCCAGGATGTCTTCTACGACAGCGTCCAGATGCGGCTCCTGCAAAGCCCGCTGGTCGCGGTCAACGTCAAGGCCGAGGTGACCTGGGAGCAACGCTATCGTGGCTTCTTCAACGTCGGCTCATGGTCCTATCCGACGCTCGGCGGCGACAGCTTTGTCGGCGACTGGCCGAAGAGCGGGTCTGGGCTTGGCGGCGGCTATTCGGCGGCGATCTCGTGGGCAGGAGAACGAGACCCCAGCATAGCGGCGTCGATGCTGGCGCAGATGGCTGGAGGCGCGCCGACAGTCCACTACGAGTGGCGCAACACCGCCAAACACCATGAGCAAGGGGACACGATGTCGATCGTGTCCGACTACACTTCGCTGCCGCCGAACAGCAACATGGTCGTCACCTATTCGGTGTCGGTCCCCGGCATCATCAACCCGTATACGGTCGATGCGGGCGGAAATCCCGATCCGACCAACCAGCCGCTGCATGAGGAGTCCCATTTCGTCACTTGGCGGACCTACGCCCTGGACTTCCTGGGCAAGCAGTCGGTCGCCACGCTCTCCCTCGTCTACGAGCCCAACCGCAAGCGCAATGAGCAACTGGAGTTCACCCTCAAGGCCGACGTCCAGCCGATCCTGATCGATCCGCTGGTCACCGAAGACACCGAGCAGATCACGCTGAAGACCGGCGACCTGTCGATGCCAGTGGCCAATCTGCTCAACTGGTCGAGCGTGGCGGGGCAGCCGGTCAGCCTGGGGACCATGGTCTTCCCCGACAATCCGCTGGCGCCCGGCCAGACCTCAAGCCAGATCTGCACTACAGCGGGAACAACGGGACTGGTCGAGCCTCTGTTCTCCAATGTCTCTGGCGCGACCACGGCGGACGGCACGGTCGTTTGGACCTCGCTCGGCGCGAGCCAGCCGGTCGAGCAGGTGCAGGACTGGGTGAGAAGCGCCAATGTGCCGCTGGGCGCGATGGTGCTGCCGAAGCCGCTCTCCGGGGTGGCGGATATGAACTCGATGCTCAAGCCCGGCTCGCTCAACTATCCGCCGAGCGGGACCGCCGTGACCACGTTCGAGGTCTTGACCGACGGCGCTGGCGGCCCAGGCGCGGCCATGTACGAAGTGACGCAAGCAGGGTTCATCGGCGGTTTGAGCGGCACCACGCCGTCGTCTCTCGGCTTAGCGGGGACGAGCACGGCGAGCGCCCAGGCGGTGATGCAGACCTTTATCAATCCGTCGGGCATGTTCCTGTACGTGTGCGTGAAGAGCGGGCAGACGGGCCTGTTCCGCACCACCTTCAACGAGAACTACGGCTCGCAGACGACGGACGGGACGGTCGTTTGGCAGAACATCGGGCTGGTGACGGTGCCGATCGGCGGCTGGCCTGGGATGACGCCAGCCCGATCCTACTTCCCGTCCGACCGTGGCCAGCAATCGCTCCAGCACATGATGATGCGGGCGCGGGCGCATCTGCGCAAACGCGCACGGGCGGTGCAGATCTCGTTCGACACGCGGTTCGAGCAGGCGGCGCAGCTTAGCTGCCGGATGAGCGCGGGCATCGCCGACGCTCGACTGCCGGGCGCTCAGGCTTATGGCAAGGTGATTGCCTACAAGCTGATCGCTGACGGCGATACCGGCCGCGTTTCCGCCAACGTCACCCTCGGCTGCTCGATCGGCCAATATGCGCCGGGGGTTCCCTCGGCCATGACGCTGTCCTCGCCGTCGAGCCCTGCGGTCGAGGGCGTGCCGGAATACGTGGTCGACGGCTATGTGCTCGACTATCAGGTCTATGACGGCGCAATAGCCGCTGTGGCTCCAACGCCGCCCGCAGGGCAGGGCGCAATCCCGGCCGGGGGGGCGCCTCCTGGCAATGGGCCGCCATCGGGGTGGCCAGCGCCCCCAGTCAGCGGCGGCTATGTCTCCGATCCGATCCCGCCGCCGCTTCAGGAGCCGCCAGGGGCGATGGGCTATGCGCCGCCGGTCGAGCAGGTCACCGACGACGGGCTGACCTTTCCGGCTTCGCCCAACGATCTGATCTTGATCAGCGCCTGGCACGGAACCGCTTCGACCCTCGATAGCTTGAACGTCGACGCCTATAACGAGATCATCAACACCACGGTGAAGCAGGCGGTCGCGGCGGCCCATTCGACCTATAGCGGGCCGGTCTCGGCGATCGGCGGCACGGCGTCGGAGAGCATCTCGGTCCCGCAGACCGACTGGGGTGCAATCGCCAACGCGGTCGAGCAGGCGGTGATCAAGCAACTTCAGCAAGGCCATGGCTTGTGGTACGAACTCGTGATGAAGCCCCTGACCAACGGGCCGTTCGGCGCGGCCTATGTGGTGACCACCACCGATCTTCAGATCCCTAAGACCATCGACCTTTCGGCCCCGTCCACAGGAGGATAGCCAATGGCGTGGGAAGACAATGTCAGGCCCTACCAATTGCCGCAGAACACGCTCGCCCAGACCGTGCTCAACGCTTTCAACCTTGCCACCAACGAGCCGGTGATCGTCAAGCCTGGGTTCGGCGGCACCTCGTCGGGACAGTTGCCGCCGCTTCAGGTCAGCGGCGGCTCGGCCTCGCTCACCATCACGTCGTACATGGACATGTCGGCGGTGGAACTGGCGACGTCGGCGGGCTGAACCTCGATGGCTTACATTTACCGCACCCCAGGCGCGTGGGGGCCAGGCAAGGGCGCGAACCTGACCGCCGCCGAGGTGGACGGGAACTTCTGGCAGGCGCAGGGCGACATCGCCGCCAAGGCCGTGCAAGGGGTCGGGATCGCCAACATCACGGTGACTGGCAACCTGATGTATGTGGCGCTGTCGGATCACACCCTGCTCGGCCCCTACGAACTGCCGGTCGCGACCCTGAACTTCCGGGGCGCGTGGGCGCCGAACACCTCCTACCTCGCCAATGACGTGGTGAGTGAGAACGGCGCGGCCTATGTGGTTTTGGTCAACCACACCTCGGCGGCGGCCTTCGATCCAGGCGCGAACGATGGCGCGGGCCACAATTATTATCAGATGATCCTCAACCAGCCGTCGGTCGCTTTGCCGCCAGGCGGCCCCGTCGGCTCGTTCCTGATGAAGGCGTCTGCGGTCGATTATTCGACCACTTGGGGCCAGCCAGATCTGGAAGATCTCACCGACGTCTCGATCGCCTCGCCTCTAGTGACCGGCGACGTCCTCATGTGGGCCGGCGCCAACTGGACCAACGGGGTCATCGTCTCCAGCGGCGGCGGGGGCACGCTCGCCTCGCTCACCGACGTCCTCGTCTCCTCGCCCGCAGTCGGCCAGCCGCTGGTCTTTAACGGGACCAAATGGGCCAACGTGTCGGCGGTCGATCTGCCGTGCGCCGCGCCGATCGCCGCCAACGGCGCGGTCACCATCAGCCGGGCCAACGGCGAGTGGCAGCGGTTCTCGGTCACCGGCAACGTCACCACCAATCCCATTACCGGCTGGCCGACCGGGGCGCAGGCCGCCCGCTTGGTGCTGGAGATCGTCAACACCAGCGGCTACACCTGGGATTGGAGCGGGGCTGGCGTACTCTTTCCCGGCGGCCTGAAGCCGGTGCTGACGCCCAATGGCAAGGACGTCGTTGTCCTCCTCAGCTTCAACAACGGCGCCACCGTCTATGGCAATAGCGTAGGACAGGCTTACGCTTAGGGGACCATCATGGCTGGCGGCAAGGCGAACGCTTTTGACAATGCGCTGCTTCTCCTCATCTTTAACGGCACTACGATCGCGGGGATTGCCCAGAACGTCACGGCGAGCCCGCTGACCAGCTATCAATTGGCGCTGCACACCGCCGATCCTGGCGTCGGCGGCGACCAGACGGCCAGCGAGGCGACCTACGGCGGCTATGCGCGAACGGCGGTGGCGCGGTCGACGGCGGGGTTCACCGTCTCCGGGGCCTCGGTCACCCTGGCGGCGGCGGTTAACTTCCCCGCGCCGACCAGTGGGGCGGGGCAGACACTGGTCTACTTCTCGCTCGGGGTGGCGGCGAGCGGGGCCAGCATGATCCTCTATCGCGGGCCGATCACGCCGAACATCGTCATCACCGTCGGCACGCCGCCGCAACTGACCACCGGCACCACCATCACCGAAGGCTGATGACGACCGCCCTCAATCCGAACGACGCCGCCCCCGGCGTTGTCCTCTCGAACGGCAACCTGACCGCTGGCGCGACCACCGACGGGTCGACGGCGGTGCGGTCGACCCAAGGGCAGTCGTCGGGCAAGTTCTATTTCGAGGTCGCGTTCAGTTGGGGCGGCGCGGGCTCTGTCACTGGATGCGGCGTCTATGCCATGACCGCGTCGCTGATCGGCTCGCCGCTGGCCAGCGCGCTGGGCAGCGCCACCGTGTACGCCAATGGCGGGATCTGGGTCAACGGGACGTCGACCGGGGTCGCGATTTCCAATCTCACCGCCTATCCCAGCGGCGGCGTCTATATCGCCACTCGCTGCGTCGCGGTCGACCTCACCGACTCGACGATCTGGTTCCGCACCAACAACGAGCTTTGGAACGCCTCCTCGACCGCCAACCCGGCGACCAACACGGGCGGCATCAGCATTTCAGCCTTATTTCCGACCAACGTCGCCTTTGCCGGTCTGGCTTTCCAGAACGCCTCCTCGTCGCCGACCACCGAGACGGCGAACTTCGGCGCGACGGCCTTCGCCTATTCCGTGCCCGGCGGCTTCTCGGCCGGGCCGAGCGGGATCTACACCTTCGCGGGCGCGGGTATGGCGGGCGGCGCGGCCAATGCGGCGGCGATCTCCCCGGCGACGGCGGCAGGGCTAGCGAACGGGCAGGCCAGCGCCGTCGCCATGACCATCCGCGCGCGTGGGGCTGCGCTGGCGGTGGGGATCTGACCCCCGTGGACATGGTGCGCAAGGCCCATGTGAAGCGGATCTACCAGACCGACGACCAGGGCAACGTCGCCGACAAGGACGTCTGGCTCGACATCCTGCGGATCGACCAATGGGCGTTCCAGTATCGCGGCCAGCCGAGCGGCGCCACGGCGCAGGACACGCTCTACGTCCAGCAATGGAAGGACGAGGCTCAGGACGACACCGGGCAAGAGAATCCGGTGCGCAAGACCGACGAGCGCAAGGTCTACAACCCCGACGACAAGAGCCAGTTTGTTCAGGTCTGGATCGTCGACAAGCTGAAGATCGACCATCGCGACGACGACCCGAGCAAGAAGGGCGGCCCGGCCACCCATGTCGTCCGCGCCTACACCTTCGACAATGTGCCGAAGGACGGCGATCCCGGCGACCAGACGATGGACCCGTCGCAGGTGCGCGAGGTGTCGCCGATCCGGGTGGTCAACAACGACCTCGGCGGCGATCCTTCCCAAGGCGGCCTGGATATGACGCAGGGGCCGGTCAATTGGGACGATTACCAGACGGCGCTCCAGAGCGGCAAGCAGGACTCAAGCCAGAAGGTCGACGTCGAGTGCTGCAAGAGCTTCAAGCTCAGGATCGGGGCCGACGTCCTGACCGGCGACAGGGGCCAGGACATGACCTACGTCCTGACCAACAACAAGACGGTCGCCGCCCTGTTTCAGCAATCGCCTGACGACGCGACCCTGGTCAGGCTCGACCCTCTCCAGACCATCGTCAACGTGGCGTGGAGCACGGGGCTCGCGGTTGAGTTCTACCCCAAGGACACCTGAGCCCGTGGGCTATCTGAACCTGCCCGACGGCATTCCCGACTTCACTCAGGCGATCATCTCGCTCTGGTTCCGCATCCCGCAATCGGCGCTCGATCAGGTCAATGCGGACTATAACGCCTGGAGCGCCGCCAACCTGTTTCCGGCCAACCCGCCGCCTATGGTGGGAGTCATCCCGCTGGTGACGATGGGGAAGGAGGGCGAGGCTCAGACGCCTTACCAAGGGACGCCGAGTCAGGTCGTCGCCTCGGTTACCCACACTTGGGGGGTGGCGAACTGCGGCGTCGACAACTCCGTCACCATCGAGGCTGTCGATACGGTCAACAACATCGCCCAAGGCACCTACGTCTATAACCCAAGCGCCTATTTGCAGCCGGTCACTGAGCCGCCGGATATGTGGACGGTCTACGACACCGAGCCGACCGGTCTGGGCGATCCGACCTTTCCGACTTTCATCGGCGTCAACACTGGTGGGCAATTGTGGGTCAATTTTGAGACCGGCCAGAAGGCGACGGTGGAGGGTTTCCAGTACGAGCTAAGGAGCATGACGCAGGGCTATGAGTACGGCTACGGCCCTCCCTGCGTGGTCAGCGTGTACTTTGGCGGGACGGGTGGCACGCCTGACGATCCTTGCGCCGCCTTCTTCACCGGCACCCGCGTTGAGCAGTGGCACTATCCCGGCCTCGGGCTCGTGAGCGAGCAGATCGGCCCAGCGTGGACCGTCTCCGACAACACCCATTGGGTGGATTTTCCGAACTGCCCTACGGTGGTCGTCGACCCGGTGTTCAATTACGTCGACATCTCCTCCACCGTGCTCAACGCCACCGGGTCGATCTACAGCCTGGGGATCAACGTCACGCCGAACCAGTGGCACCATCTTCTGGTTTCGGTAGACCTCGCGACGGTTCAGACCCACGGCACGATCTTGGGTGAGCCATTCGGCCCCAACTGGACCTATGTCGACGCCGCGTCGCACCTCTATATGGCCTTCGACGACAAGAACCTCACCGGCTACGACCTCGACAGCAACTGGCCCGGAAATCCCGACGACCTGAACGCGGTCATCACCGACGACGCCTTCACCCTGCTCGGCCAGGACCAAGCACAACTTCTGCGCCTGCGCACCCCTGGCGGCGCTTACTATGACACGGGCGTCCTGCCCAAGTACACGCTGACCGACCCGTCGGTGCCCGCTAAGGACCAGCCGATGGGCTTCCCGGCCCAGCCTAAATACGTCGACAACATCTATCGGGTCGAGATGGCGGAGTTCCAGATGTGGACCGGCCAGATCCTCGATCCGGCCAGCGAGGCCAACCGGCGGCTGTTCGTCGACGCCGACGGCAAGCCGGTCGACCCCCGCGTGACGGCGCATGCCTTGGGTGAGCCGCTGATCCTCCTGCACGGCTCGAACAAGTGGATCAACGGCGAGAACCGGGGCTCGCTCAGCGACGAAGGCCAAGCCTCGCCGACCGGCGACTTCATCCCGCACAAGACCATCGTCGCCTATAAGCCCGACCCCAGCCTGCATGGCGACCAGGGGCCGCCGTCGCAGCCGCAGTCGGCCAAGGCGAAGACAAGAGGACGCGATGCTGTACGACTTGAGCGGCGTGATGACGGCCGCCCGGTCGTGCGAGTTGCGGGCAACGTGACTGTCCGTCCTCGCGGTTAAGACCTACGATTGCGTCTTTGCTCCAACACCATAGCCCAACGACAATTGGATGGTTCGTAATGGCCGCCGTTGTCGATACGGTCGATGCTGTGTTTCAGGCTTGGCTTTGTCCCCATGTCGGACAGGAAATTCTCAAAGCTATGGTGTGGGAGAAACGAAGGATGGTCCAACGACCGAAACACATCCCATCAGACAACATCGCCGCCTAAGATCCCCATGTTGTATGACCTCCGAAATAATAGCCGAGCGACGCGAATCGTGTACGATTCGTTTGGACTGGAGGTGCGGGTCAAGCCGGGGGAGGCGATCCAAGGGGTCGACCTGCCGTACACGTTGGTCCAGGCCCTCTATCGGTCGCCGCACGAACTTGAGATCTCCGAGCACCGAGCCGATATGGCTCGCCCCGGAGGCGCGGTGGTCATCGACGGCATGTATGGCATCGGCGACAACCTCCACCAGCGGGCGATCCTGCGGGAACTGATGAAGCGGGAAGAGGTGTGGCTGCACACCTCGCACTGGCATGTCTATCATGACCTGATCGGCGACCGGCTGCACCTGATCTTCAAGGACACAAGGCTTAGAGCGCAGGCCAAGACAATCGCGCGCGAGCGGGGCCTGTTCGGGGTCGTTCCCGCTGCGCCAGCGTCCGCCCATCACATCAAATTGTGGTACAAGAAGCCCGCCATCGACCATTACGGCACGATTCTTCAAGCGATGGCGGGGGCGATCAGCGAGCAGGGCCATCCGGTCGACCACCTGAAGCCGCTCGACTTTTCGCTGCCGGTTCCCGGCTCATGGCGAGCGCCCGCGTTCGACACCGGAGGGAAGCCACTCCTCGTCTATCGGCCCATCGTCCTGAGAAGAGAATGGAACAGCGCCAACCGCAACCCAGACCCAGAGGGCTACGAGACGCTCTACAAGGCGGCGAAGGATGGCTATTTCGTGGTGTCGATCGCCGACCTCCAGCCGGGGGAGGAGTGGATCGTCGGGCCGGAACCAGAAGCGGACCTGAAATTCCATGGCGGCGAACTCACGTTCCAGAGCATGGCTGCGCTATTCAAACAGGCTGCCATCGTCTTTTGTAATGCCGGATTTGCCCCGGTCTTGGCTCAGGCGGTCGGAACGCCGTCGATATGCGTCTATGGCGGCCGGGAATCCTACCGGACGACTCAGCGGGCAGGCGCGCATCTTGCGCCGACTCTCGGCATAGACCCGATCCAGCCGTGCGACTGCCACACCGAGCGGCACGACTGCGGCGACAAGAAGATCGACCTGCCGCCCGCGCTTGACAGGGTGAGGGAGTTTGCCGCGCAATGGCGCACGTCGCTCCCGAAGACGACCCCCGCTGCGGGACCGACGGAGGGAGCGGGCGCGGCACCCCCTCCAGAAGGCGGCGCTCGCTCCCGCACTCTGATTTTCGGCACCACCTACGTCGACTCGGCCGACCGGCAGAAGCTGACGGTGCAGTGGCTCTTCCTGCACCGCGCGCTCAACCCGGACTGCGACTTCCTACTTGTCGACAGCGCTTCGCCTCTGCCGATTATCCAGCCAAGCAATGGACCGCGCTGCGAGGTGTTCCAGTTCGGCGACAACGTCGGCCATCTCTCACGCAAGGGCCGCGACGGCTGGGGACGGGCGTTCACCAAGGGGCTCGATCTGGCGGTCGAACGCGGCTACGAGTTCGTCGCCCATATCGAGGGCGACTCGCTCCTGCGCCTGCCGGTGCGCAACCTCGTCGCCGACATGGTCAAATGGGGCAAGCCGGTCGCGTCGATCCCGGTCAGCGGCATGGAGCGCGACTTCGCCGGATGGGTCGAGACGGGGCTGATGGCCTTCTCGGTCGACTGGGTGAAACGGAACCAGTTCACCCAGCGTTACGATTGGCCGCACCGGGAGGTCAGGCCAACCCCTGAGGTGGTGGTGCGCGGGATCGTCGGCGATCCCAACCTCTACATGCTGCCGATCAAAGGCTGGCGCGGCGACAAGCATCAAATCACTAACGCCAACGTCGTTGCGCTCGATCTCGACTGGGTGACGCACTGCCATAACGATGTCTTCTGCTACGATCGGTTCGTCGAGGCGGCGCTGGTGGGCCGGGAGGCTGTCAGTCCCCTTTCCAGTTCATCCCGCGTCGATTCGCGGACGGCCCTGATCAAGCTCAACCTCGGCTGCGGCGACAACAAGCTCCCCGGCTGGGAGAACCATGATTCCGACGTCGACATCGCCCGCCCGTTGCCATGGCGCGACAATTCGGCGAGCTACATCTTCATCGAGCACTGCGTCGAGCACGTCTCTTGCCACGAGGCAATCCGGTTTTTCGAGGAGGCGTTCCGGGTGCTCGCCCCCGGCGGGATCTTGCGGGTGACGGTGCCGAGCATCGAGAAGATCATGGCCTGCGACGATCAGGCGTATTTCGAGTTCACCAAGAAATGGAGCGGCGAGGCTTCCGCCCATGGCGCGGCCAAGGCGATCCTGTTCTCACATGGCCACCAGATGGCGTGGACGGTGAGCGTGATGGCGTCCCTGCTTCGCTACGCTGGTTTCTCATATCTCTGCGAGCGGGAGGTCGGGCAAAGCCCCCATCCTGAGCTTCGTGGCGTCGAGGGCCACGGCAAGGTGATCGGCGACGTCTTCAACAAGATCGAGTCGATGGCGTTCGAGGCGGCCAAGCCGGGAGCCGCCCGAATTTCCGCCGAATTAAATCCGCGTCTCGCCGCCGAATCAGGAACCAGACGGGAACAGACCGGCAACTTTGATGGACAAGCCCTAACGAAGCCTATCGCGGTGGTGGTCGGAGGCGGCGGCGACGTCCTGCACGAGGTCGAGCAGACCCGCGCCCTGCTCGACGGCGTCCAGGCGACATGGTTCGTGATCAACGACATGATCAGTGAGTTCGACGGCGACTGCGTCGGCGTCACCCTCCATCCCAACAAGGCAAAGGACTGGCTGAGCGCGCGGGCGCGGACCCGACGCTTGCCGCCGAGCCAAGTGTGGGCGCACACCAAGGGCGATAGAAGGCACCCGTTTGCCGGGATCACCGACGTCGCCGACGACTGGCGCGGCTCAAGCGGACTGTTCGCGGTGGCGGTGGCGCGTCAGCTTGGCTACGACCGGATCATCCTGGCTGGGGTGCCGATGACCAAGGAGGGCGGCCATTTCAAGCGCGGGCCTGGGCACTGGAACGCCTGCGACAGCTTCAGGCTGGCCTGGGACAACCGCAGGACGGCCTTAGCCCCGTTCCTACGCTCATGGAGCGGCTGGACGCGCGAGGCGTTTGGCGAGCCTGACCTAAGTTTTATTGGGCTGGCGGCCAAGGCGGCCTGATTGGGCGCGTATTGCCTGCCCGACCATTACCGTCATCGCACTGACCCAGAACCGTGGGACGATCGCGCTCTGCGGGACGAGTGGCAGCGGGAGGTCTACCTGATCGCCCAGGCGCTGATGGCCGCCAACCAATGGCGGACGGTGTTCGATGTCGGCTGTGGCTCAGGCTTCAAGCTCGTGACGATGCTCGGCGGCTACGACACGCTCGGCTTTGAGACGCCCGAGATCGTCGATTGGCTCAGAGTCCAGCACCCCGACCGGATGTGGTGCTCGATCGACGCGGGCGCGACCGCCAAGGCCGATCTCGTGCTCTGCGCCGATGTGATCGAGCATGTGGTCGACGCCAACGAGACGATCACGTTCATCAAGTCCTTGATGCGCAAGGACGGACTGGCGGTGATCTCGACCCCGGACCGCGACCTCTACGGCTTGCCGCGCGATCTGAGGCTAGGGCCGCCGATCAACAAGAGCCACGTCAGGGAGTGGAGCTTCGATGAGTTCGAGGGCTACATGGCCACCCATTTCACCGTCCTCGGCCACCTGATCGCCAACCGCCAGCAAACCACCCAGGCGGTGATCGTGAGGGCGCGGTGATCCTCGTCTATGGCGACGTGATGATCGACTTCTACATCCACGGCAAGATACGGGAGAGCCAGGAGTCGCCTGCGCCGATCTTCATGCCCTTCGCCAGCATGGTCATGCCAGGCGGCGCCGCCAATGTGGCGATGAACGTCGCCGCGCTAGGTCAAGACGCGACCTTGATCGCGGCGATCGGCAAGGACGACAGCGGCGCGAGCCTCAACAAGACGCTGGCCATGACCGAGCGCATCACGCCATGCCTCGTCTCTTGCGAGGGAAGGGTCACCACGGTCAAGCAGCGGATGCTGGTCAATGGCGGGCAGGTGTTCCGCATGGACATCGAGCGGACCGAGGCCCTCAGCGAGGCCGCCGAGATGCTGATCCTGGCCGAGATCGCCAAGGCGGACGAACCGGACGCGGTTGTGGTCTCAGATTACGCCAAAGGCGGCGTCACCCCGGCGGTGGCCAAGGCCGTGATCGAGGAGGCGCGCAAACGCTCGATCCCGTCCGTGGTCGACACCAAGACGCCGATGGCCCCGTGCTGGAAGCGCGCGACCCTGATCAAGCCCAACCTCAAGGAGATCGGCGAAGCTTTGCACCATTCCCCGCCGAGCAACGAGTTCGAGGCGGCGGCGGCGGCCATGGCGCTGCGCGAGGCGACCGAGATTGATCACGTTCTCCTGACCTGCGGCGCGAACGGCATGATGCTCGCCGACGGCAACGGGGCGCTGTCGATCCCGCCGCTGGAGATCGACGCGGTTGACGTTGTCGGCGCTGGGGATACGGTTGCGGCTGCGATGGCGGTCCTTCTGGGATCTGGTCAAAGCGTGATGGAGGCGGCGCTGTTCGCCAACGCGGCGGGAGCGGTCGCCGTCTCCAGGGCGGGCACGGCGGCGGTGACGCTGGACGAGGTCAAAGCCATTGCGGATCGACACGCAGGCAACGCTGGCAAAAAAGGTCGGGCGGTGGAGAGAGAAGAATCTCTCCATCGGCTTCACTAAAAGGGGGCGAGGATGTTGACGGCGGTGCGTCTGAAGCAACTGCTTCTGTACGAACTTGAGACCGGCAATTGGACGTGGATCGCTACCGCCTCTAACCGCAATCCAGCAGGCAATGACGCTGGGGCGGTCAACGATCAGGGTTATCGACTGATAAGGATTGACGGAAGAAGCTACAGACGGGCGGCCGAGGAAGATCTGCATGGCGCGTTCGCGCGATGAGAATCGACACCCAAGCGACGCTGGCGAGGCGCGTGGCTCGATGGCGTGAAAGTAATCTCACGATAGGCTGGACGAACGGAGTCTTTGACCTCCTCCACCTCGGCCATGTGGGGATGCTCGTCCACGCCAAGGCGCATTGCTGGCGGCTGATCGTCGGCATCAGCGACGATGCGGCGGTCAGGGCGCTGAAGGGGCCGGGCCGCCCCATCTATTCGGCCAATGAGCGGGCGCGAATGGTGGCGGCGCTGAAGCCGGTCGATGCGGTGATCGTGTTCAGCGAGGACATGCTCGATCCTCTGATCGCCGGGATCGCCCCCGATGTCCTGTTCAAGGGCGCGGACTGGAAGGGCAAGACGATCGTTGGGGCTGAGCATGTCGACAGGGTCGAGTTCGTCCCCTTGGTCAACCGGATCAGCACCACCCAGCTTATCGAGAGGATCGCTTGTACGTCGTCACCGGAGGCGCAGGCTTCATCGGCTCGACCATCGTCCGCGCGCTCCGGTGCCGCGGCCTCGGCCCGATTGCGTCCATCGACCGGCGCTGGGCCAACATCGACCGTAAGCGCCTCAAGCACACGCTGATCGACCCGCGCGACGCCTTCAACTTCCTGTCCGCCTGCCCGCGCGACACCGCTGTCATCCACATGGGGGCGCGCACCTCGACCCTGGACAACGACGCGGCGGCGCTGTTCGAGACTAACACCAACCTGACGATCGACCTGTTCACCCTGTGCGCCGATCGGCGCTGGCCGTTCCTCTATGCGTCGAGCGCCTCGGTCTATGGGCGGCGAGAGGAGCAGCGGGAGGATTATCCGGCGTCTCTCTCGGAGCTTAGCCCCTATGCCTCCAGCAAGCTCGCCGCCGATCAGGCGCTGGCCAAGCTCAGACCCGCGCCGCCGCTATGGGCGGGCTTGAGGCTCTTCAACGTCTACGGGCCTGGCGAGGCCCACAAGCGCGACATGAAGAGTTTCGTCAGCAAGTGCCTCGACGCCATCCGTCTTGGCGTCCCGATCCGTCTCCTCAAGGGCAGCGACGCCTACAAACGCGACTGGGTCTATGTCGACGATGTGGCTCGCCTGACGTGCGATCTCCTGACCGGCGGCCCATTTCCGCCTGGTGTCTACAACGTCGGCACCGGGGTCGCGGTGAGCTTCGTCGACGTCGCCAAGATCTGCATGGAGGAGGCGAGCCAGAGCGTGGCGCTGGAGGTCGCGCCGTTCCCTGACGGGTGGCGGCCACGTTATCAAAGCTTCACCCAAGCCGACACCCATAAGCTCATGGAAATCGTCCCTGATTTCCGCTTCGCCTCCCTGCGGGAGGGAGCGCGTCATTACTGGAACCTCGGCCATGAGCCTGCTCACCGTCGCCCTCGTGCTAGCCCAGTTCTCGACCCCTGACGGCAGCCACAGGGTCGACATCAATCCGAACGAGATCACCTCGATCCGCGACCCGAGGACGTTCTCGGCCGGTCATTGGGCGCACGGAACGGGGTGCCTGATCGTGACGACTTCGGGAAGGTTCATCCCGGTCCACGAAAATTGCGACATGGTGAGGTCGGCGATCGGACCCGGCCACCCGCCCGGCAGCGGCCCATGCACGCTGGTGTGCGGCGGAAGCATCCGTCCCTGATCGGCGTCCGCTTCGGTCGTCTGACAGTCGAGGAAGATCTCGGAATGTTCGTCGTCGCCCGCTGCGACTGCGGCGGACGGAAGGTGGCGAGGTGGACCTCCTTGCGGGAGGGATGGACGCAATCGTGCGGCTGCAAGCGGGGGAGGCTGCAAGGAGAGGCGAAGATGCGCCGACATCGCAGCAGGAAAGCGTCGCGCTATTCCGAAGCCACTATGGCCAGGATCATCGAGCTTCGCAATCAGGGCTGGACCCATGAGGCGATCGGGGTCGAACTCAGCGTCACCACCACCAGCGTCCAGAAATGGCTGCAAGCGGGACGAGGAGGCTACGTCTATGAGGGCCATAATCGTCCTCGCCGCTCTGCTTAGCGGCTGCAACGTTGACCGGCCGCAGGTGATTGACGCCGGGGGCAACGACGAGGCGATCACGCTTCCTGGCGGCGGGGTGCTGCTCTTGCGGCGGGCGCTTCAGCAGCAAGACCAGCCACGGCTCTGCTACGTCAGGGCTCGGTTTACCGGCGTCTTTGTCCCGATGGATTGCGACGAGGCGAGGCTCGTCAATGTCCGTTGAGCATAGCCTTCAGCTTGGCCACCGCTTCGTCTCTTTCCCAGTCGGCGGGGAATTTGGTGATCTCCACATACCACACGCGGGCGTTGTCGGCCCGCGCATAGATCCCGCACCGCTGCGGGTAAGGGTATTTCCAGACGCTGTAGCAATGGGCCTCGGCCGGTGCGGCGTAAGCCATGAGGGCGACCACCGTCAGCAAGAAGGCGATCAGCAAGAGGAACCACGCCCACTCCGTTCTCACTTGCCCCTCAGCGGCGGCTTGCCAAGCCGCATCCGATCGACATCCCGCTGGAGCGGGGTCATCGGCGGCGCTCCCCTCCATGACGGCATATAGCCGTGATCCTCCAGCCACTTCTTCGACTCGACCAGCATGGCGTCGGTGGCCTCCAGCCATTGCAATCTCGCCTTGTGCAGCGCGGCGAGCGGCGAGTCTACCCTCCCCACGACGATCGTCTCAGGCAATAGGCCGCGCGCGGTCTCCAGCGTGGGGTTTCGGAACGCGGCGTCGCGCCTCTCCATGAAAGCGCGCATCTCGTTGGTCATTTCTCGATGATCCCATAGCGGCGCTGAAGGTTGGTCGGCCCTTCCGACGGCGGCAAGCGGTCCTTGGCCCGCTTCTCGGCTTGGGCGCTCGTCGGCAGATCGTTGCGGCTCTTGAGCGGGGCGGCGTGTCGCTTGATCCCGTGGCGCGCCTTCTTCTGCGCCTTGGCCTTGTCGATCATGGCGCGGTCGGCCTTGGTCTTAAGCTCGGCGCACCGGGTGTGGGCCACCACGAGGTTATCGCCTCTGGCTTTGCCGCCGAGACCCAGCGCCCGCATGTGCTCGCAGATGAACGACCCCTCGATCTTGTTGTTGCAGATGGCGCAGATCCCCCGGTGGACCTCGAACAAGGCCAGCCGCTGGGTCGGGGTCAGCTTTGGTCTGGGAGTGGCGCCGACGTCCTCTGAAGCTTTAGACGGCGCTCGCCCTCGTCGTCCTCCGGTCGCCATTTCTTATCCCTCTTCAGCCGCCGGATCTCGGCTCGGCTCCACATTTCCACCTGCTCGACGCAACTATAGGCGCGGCACGCTGCTGGCCTATTGGCATGGATACCGCATCCGGCTTCTGTCAGGTAGACGCATGAGCCGTCTGCTTTGTGGTCGAGCCTGAAGCCAGGACCGCCCCAATATGGGTTGTACGCCTCGACCGTTTGGTAGAGGAGCGGATTGTCGCCAGCGTCGGGATAGAGAAACACCGCCTTGTTCCAGCAGCATCGGGTGCAACCGCCGCAAGCGATGACGGGCTCGTGCTTGAGCTTGTCGAGCACCCATTGCCGGTTGTCGGCGATCTTATCCATAACGTTCACGGAACAACTTATTGGTTGCAACTATCCTTAGCAATTACACCAGCCTAGCCCCTTCCTCACGGCCTCTTCTTACCCTATGGCTGGGACGTGTTGAAGCATCCGCCGGTCGACTCGCGGCGGGCGAGCCACTGTCGACCGGCGGCCCCGACGACTCCATGGGGATAGACTCGTCGGTAGCGCCGCCGCCTGTCGTTGCGGCTTCGGGTGGCGGCGCGTCTGAATCTGGAGAAAGGCGCGGCGAGGGAGAAGGAGTCTCAACCTCGCCGCTAACGGCATCAGGACTTGGGGAAGCTACCTGATGGCTCGCTGTTTGTGACATATCGGCCTTGGCTTTGGCTTCGTCAACCGCGTTGGCGACGACGTGCGCCGGGGCGAACCCCATCTGCGAGATCGCCCGCGCGCTCAGCCGTTCGCCGAGACCGCCGTCGTCTGGCGGCGTCCCAGTCGAGCCAGCAGTCGGCTCGAACCCGTGCTCCTGCATCTCGTCGCGGTCATAGACGCCCATGATGACATCGGGGCAGAACACTCTTCCCCAGTCCCGGCTGGTGTCATAAAACAATTGCACCATCGGCTTGGAATACCAGAGCGGGCTGCCGGGGATGACCTCATATTCCTCGCCATCGTTATAGCGGCTGCGCTTCTTGATCTTTTCCGGCCGCCGCTCGCCCAGCTTCGGCGACCTCCATTCACGGGCCTTCTCCTCGCCCTTGAAGGCGCCGGTGACGATGCAGACGAGATCGTCGCCCTCGCCCTCGTAGCGGACGTCGAGCCTCTCCTTGATCGGGGCTCGTTTCTCTAACACCGCGTGCAGGACTTGGGACGTGTACGCGACCGTTGTTTCGCCCGACCGGTTGTCCTTGACCTCATAGGCTCCGCGCGCCAGCGAAAAGGCGCTGATCCCCCACTCGATCGCTTGGACGCAAATCCCAAAGCAGACCCACGGCCTGTTCCGGCAAAATGCTGGAACCATCGGCCCGCTGAGGGACATGCCCTTAGCGTATTCAAAGACTTGCGCCATATCGGCGATGTCCAGTCCGCCGCCGAGGGAGACCGATATCGACTTGGCCCGCTCCTCGTTGACGCGGCTCTCGATTCTCTCGGCGCGCAGATCCTCGCCTCGCTGGTCACCCTGCTCAGCCATTGTCCTTGTCCTTTTCCTTGCGCGCGGAGGGGATGAAATCCTCGCATACCAAGTAGTCTGGCTTGTTGTAATCGCTCACGCCGCCCTCCGCTCTTTGGCCTCGCATCCGTCACCGCCATTTCTCTCTCTCATCCAAAAGAGCGATCCAGCTTAGCGCCCCGCCGTTGAGCTTGCGCACGATGGCGTCGGCCATCGGTCTGGTCAGCCCTGTCGCCGCAGCATGGGCAGACGTCGAGCGTCACGCCGATGTCGTCCTCAATTTCGAATAGCCATGACTTATCGTCGCCGCAGCCGACTGGGTGGACGCTCCATGTGGTTGGATCGCGCTGGCTCACGCCGCCCTCCGTTCCTTGGCCTCGCCTTGCTGGCTAAGCTCGCTCTCGATCCCTTGGCGGCGGGCCTCCGAGAGATCCACGTATTGCACCGCCTCCTGCAATCCGCCTGGCCCCGGCCATGATCCAGAGTTCATCGCTGTGACAAATCGCTTCAGCGCCGAGCGGCACTGCCGCCAGCCGAGATCGAGATCCTCGGCCTTGAGCGTCACCATCCTGGCGCAATGCGGACGGCGGCTCTCGACGAAGTAGAACGAAAAGCTCTTCATCGGCTTGCCTTCCAGCACCCGCCAGCCCTCGCCGGTCAGGGCCGCTTGGCAATGGTAGCCGTGCTCGCCGATCGCGCGCACGAGGTTGCCGTAGCTGACCACGTCTCGGGTGGTCTTCAGATCGCAGAAATCATCGTCGGTCGGGATCACGTCGGGCCGCGCCAGGAGCCACACGCCGCTGTCCCGATCCTGCCACGCGAGCGTGATCTCGCTGTAGCCATTGAGGACGCCAGCCCTGATCAGCGGCTCCCGCCCTAAGCGTTCGGCCATCGCCATCACCGCCTCGGCCTGCTCGACCGTGAGCACGGTCAGCCCCGACTTCTCTTGCTGCGCCTTCCATTCCTTGGCGCTGGTCAGTTGGTAAGACCAGGGCTTCAAGACGCCCTTGGCGTCAGCCGCCATCTGCGGGGTGATGACGAACTCGCGCGCGAAGGCGGGCTGACCCAGGAGCAAGTGGTGAGCGGCGCGGCCCAACACCATGCCCTCGTTCGGCTTGTGGGCGTCCCGGTCGAAATTGGGGTTGAGCGGCCAGGAATCGAAAAAGTGGGCCTCCGACTGGTAGAAGATCTTGCGCAGGCCGCTCGACGACAGGGACGGGCCGACGCAAAGCCGACCGCTGTGGTACTTGGTCATCGGCACCCCGGAGTAGAAGCCGGGCTTTGTTATGGGCTTGCCGTTCCATGGCAGGATGTTCATAGCGCCGCCCCCTCGGTGGCTCCGTTGACCGGAGTCGCTGACGCGAGCTTGGGCGGGCTTTGGGCGCGCGGCGGGCGCTTGAGGTCGCCAGCCTTCCGCCTAGCCGCCCTGATCATCAGCCCGACCTTCTCTAACACCTCGGCCAGTTCGCAGTCGTCGCGATTGATCGCGTTGATGCACTGCTCCTCGGTCAAGCCGACGATCCGCTTGTGGATGCTTTTGGCCTCGTGCGCCTCGCAGGCGGCGCGCGTTTTGAACACCTCGCCGTCCCAGCTTTCATAGGCGACGATCGTGATCTCTTTCATCCTGCCCTCGGCGAAACTCTTAATAGGACCGAATATATAGACGTTCGTTTTTAACGCGCAAGTGAAAAGACACGCTGGCGTGAAAATTTGTGTCATGCTAGCGTCATCCGTCATGAATGCGTTCGGCCGGTGGATGGAGGCGCACGATCTGACCCTCGCCGAGGTGGCGCGGCAGATGGGGGTCAGGACGACCCAGGTGTGGCGCTGTCGGCAGGACGACTGGTGGCCGGTTCGCCGCGACATCGCTATGCGTATTTTTACCCTCACGGCAGGCGAGGTGACGCCCAACGACTTCTTAGGAGAGATCGATCATGCCCAGAAAGCAGGCGTCGTTGGAATTGCGGCCGGTGATAAGCAACGATCTCGACGACGAGGCAAAGGCCAGATTGTTCGTCGTCAACCTCCAGCGGCTTGAGAAGCTGATCGACGCCAAGGACGGCGCGGTGGCGGCGATTCGGGTTCACCGCAAACAGATGAAGGTCGAGGGGTTCATGCGGCCCGAGGTCGACTATGCGCTGTGGATCAGGAAGGAAGGCGAGGAGGTCGCCAAGGAAAGGCTGGCCCAGCAACTGAAGGTGGCCGAGTGGCTCGGCAAGCCGCTGGGGTTCCAGGCCGCCTTGGATCTGGCGGCGCAGTGACTTATGTTGAGGAAGCCGCCCCCACGTTGGCGCGTGAGGCGGCGGTAGTTCTGATCAAGGCGTTCCGGCTGCGCCGTAGCGCAACGTGGCTCACGCCTTCCCGCCTGCACTCCGAGATGCAGCCCACCGCCTTGAGGATTTCCGGCGAGCCGCAGGCGATATGGACCCGATGAAGATCGAGGGCTTCTCTCTCGAAGAGCGGACCTATGCGCTCTGGTTGCGCCGACAGGAAGGCGAGGAGCCGCGTGAGCGCGTCGAGTTGCAGATCCGGGTGGCGGCGTGGCTCAAGCGCCCGCTCGGGCTCCAGGCGGACCTCTTTGACGCGGTGGCGGCGCAATAACGATGCGTGTTGAACTTGCCAAGCTCAAAGTTAGACTTGGCTGGTGGGGCCACCAGACAAGATTTGGGGCGGCAGCCGGTATGGCATTGGCCGCGAACGCATCCTCGCCGAGCTTGGACATGGGCGCGTGGTGGGTTGTCGGACTGACGAGGCTCGATGCGTATCCTGGCGCTTGACCCAGCCGAACACCGGGTCGGCTGGGCGCTCGGCTTCTCTGGCAAAGCGAAGCCTGAGATCGGCGTGTTCAAGCTGCGCCAGAAGGATGAGCGGATCGAGGAGGCGATCCCGCGCCTCGCGCTATGGCTGGAGAAGCTGCTCATCGGCGGGGCCGACACGGGCGCGATCGATCTGGTGGCGGTCGAAGCCTACATTCCGCATGGGGCGCTTAAGGGCAGGACGTCGTCCGACACCCGCGACGCGGCCGTGCTGATGCATGGGGCGATCCGCGCCGTCTGCGGTTTGCAGGAGACGGCGGTGCGCGCCCCGGCGGTCCAGACCATCCGCAAGCATTTCTGCGGCAACGGATTCGCCGATAAGGAAATGGTGGTCAAGACGGCGCAAGTGCTGGGCTACATCGCCAAGGACTGCTACGATACCGACATGGCCGACGCGGTCGCCTTGTACGACTTCGCGTGCAGCCATTTCGCCAATCGAGCAGCGAGCTTCGCCCTGACATGAACGACGAGCCTGTTCAACTCATCCTGTACGACGCCGCCAAGTCAGCCCTCGCCGAGGTGAGGCGAGTCGACGAGGTCAAGAACATCCGCGACAAGATGGTCGCCTATCAGGCTTACGCCAAGCAGGCCAGAGACCGGCAGATGCTCAATGACGCCACCGACATTCGGATGCGCGCGGAGCGGCGGGCTGGAGAATTGATTCGACAGTTTGGCGAGAGGCGGGGAGGCGAGCATAGTTCGGGAGAACGAACTTTGCCCAGCAACAAGGAACTTGGAGTCACTAAGGCTCAATCCCACGACTGGCAAAGCCTTAGCAAGCTGGCTCAAGAGGATTTCGAGAAGCGAGTGCTGGAAGCTCAGAAGCGCGCCAACCACGCTCTCGATGGCACCACCAAAGCTGAGAAACAGGCCCGCCGAGCCGCCCATGAGGCCGCCCTTGCCGAGCGGGTCTTGGCCCTGCCGACCAAGCGCTATGCCGTCATCATGGCCGATCCGCCGTGGCAGTTCATTCCCTGGTCGGACGAGACGGGGATGGACAGGGCTCCTGAAAACCATTATGCCACATCACCCTTGAGGGCGATCAAGGATCGCGACATTGCGTCGATCAGCGCGGACGACTGTGTCCTGTTCCTGTGGGCCACGGTTCCCATGCTCCACGCCGCCCTCGACGTCATGGCCGCATGGGGCTTTGACTATCGCAGCCATTGCGTGTGGCTAAAGGAACGCGAAGGCTTAGGCTACTGGTTCCGAAACATTCACGAACTCCTGCTGGTTGGGGTGCGCGGCAAGCCCCCTGCGCCTGCGCAGGGAAGGCAATGGCCGTCGGCGTTCGACGCCAACCAAGGCGACCACAGTGAGAAGCCAGAGGAATTTTATCAGTTGGTCGAAGACTACTTCCCAACTGTTCCCAAGATCGAACTCTACGCCCGCCAGCGGCGCGCGGGCTGGGACGCCTATGGCGCCGAGGCGCCGTTGGACTTGGAGGCCGCCAGTGGAGATGACCAGCCTAGAGAAAGTGATCGAGACGGCGATGCAGGTGGACCGCCCGCTGCTGCTTGACCGCGCCCTCTATCCGCTCCTTAACCGCCTGCTCAACATTCAGGGCTACCACTTGGCCGCGCAGGAGATGCACGGCGAGGAGTGCAAGGTCCATGTGCGCCCCCTCACGCCAGAGTTCGCGGAATCCTGATGCCGCTCGACGCCCCTGACAGAGACATCGTGGCGACCGTGGCGAGCCGGATGATCCGGCTGGCGCAAGCCTATATCGCCGCCCATGTCGATGACGAGGACCACCGGCACATGCTGCTAAGCGCCGCCTTGGCCATGGCGGTGGTCGAGGCGGCCAAGCTGGACGAGAAGATCCTCTTGACCACGTCGCTGTCGCTGACTCGGATCGGGCTGCGGGAGGGCTGGCTGGAACTGTCCCAGGTGTCTGTCCATTGACCGACGACGAAGCGCGCGCCGAGGTCGACGTGGCTCTCCTGTCGGCGCAGAGCCAAGGCAAGGTTCTCTTGGCCGAGATGATCGCCGTCCTCGACGAGGAGATCGCCATGCGTTGCGCCTCGGCGCGCGGCTGGGCCAAGGTTGATCCTCAATGGCGGACCGGGGCCCCAGTCTGGGGACGGAAGACGCTGGTGCTGGAAAAGATCTTGCTGCTGTTAACCCGAATCAGCAACGATGAACAGGCGCAGGATGTGCTGCGCGAATTGCTGAGGGCCAAGGGTGCCAAGGGAGGATCTGTGGACCGAGGCGGAGATCGCGGAACTGAGGAGCCTCGTGGGCGAGTTCCAGGCGACGATGATCGCCGTGATGATGCAGCGGTCGTATGGGGCGATCGTTGGGAAGATATGGAGGCTAGGCCTCAGCGCGACCGCAATTTTGCCGCCCCGGCCGACTGACTTATCCCCGCTATTCACAACCGTCTCGGCCGCCGGGCTGGCGATCCTGTCGATCGAGCCAGACCAGTGCCGCTATCCCTTCGGCGACCCCAAGGGTGAGGATTTCCGTTATTGCTGCGCGCCTTGCCCGATCGACCGGGAGCCGCGCTACTGCGACCTGCATCACAAAATGACGGCGGGGCGCGGGGCGTGACAATTTCGTCAGACTACTGTCTTGACTCTCGGTCGGACATGAGTCGATATGAATGGAAGTGGCGGGGAGGTCGGCCGTGGAACCAACCCCCCTACCGCCACGAAACTCGAATGCCGCGAGCTTCAGATGGCGTCGCCTGACGCAAACTTAAGCAAAAAGATCCGGCCCCGTCAAGGCGCTTGCGGCTTCAGCTTCTGCATGGGGTCGCCAATGCCCGCCTGAGACGCGCCACCGGCGGCGCTGAAATAGCCGATCCCCAAGTCCTCCTCCCGTCCAAGCCACGCCAGAGCCACGACCGGAATGCCGGTAGCCTGCGTCTGTGGAGCGGGCAATGGGTCGAGGCGCAGGGCCACGCGCATCGTGGCGAAGAGAGGCCCGCTGACCCGGCGGTTCCCGTTCAATTCCCGCAGTTGGCAAGGAGCGAAACAGGTCAGGATATTGGCGGCACAGTAGCCTTGTGAGGGGCGACGTACCCACAGCCAAGCGCCTTGCCCCACGTCACGGGGCGACCTGATAGCGTCCTCTCTCACTGATGCGGGGCCTTGGTGCCGATGCTGTCTAGGGCATTGGCACAGCGGAGCGCGGTGGAACCCGACGGTACAGGGCTTCCTTCCTTTCTCGCTTCGCTCGCGGCTTCGGCTGCCAAGGCTCTAGGGTGGATGAGGCTATGGGAGGCCACGTTGGGGAAGCAGAACTTGGCGGATCGACGCCGTGTGGGCATGACGGGAGACGGGCCACAGATCAAGCAATGGGAGGACCGGGGATGACCAGCAGGACATGGGGGCGCAAGCGGTGCCCGCACTGCGGCGAGATGGTGACGCTGGACGCTGCGCCGCGCTTGGCCCATTTCCGGGAGTGCGCGCCCAGATGGAACCGGCCGCCTGACCTGCCCAAGGCCAAGCTGACGCCAGAGGCGCAATGGATTTCTGACAACGGCTGGAGCGGCAAGCAATGAACAAGAAGAAGGCCAAGCGCTGGGCGTATAAGACGGCGAGCAAGATCATCAAGGCGACCCAGCGCTATTACGACAAGCGCAATCCGCGCGCGGCGGCCGTTCATTTCTCTGCTGAGATGGGTGGATTCATGGCGGCGATGGTGCAACGGGGGGTGGAGATCGAAGACGTCTCCGAGTGGATCGAGTCCGCACGCCAGTCGGTGGTCAATGCGGCGCACGGGGCTTACTCCGAGACGCACGCCGATCGGCATGAGGGCGAGACGCTGCAATGAGCGACGTCAGCCGAGGCGGGATGCAATGAGTGAGGGAGAGGGCGCCTGGCTCTGGGAGCACGCGCAAGCGCAAGCCGAACAACTTTGAGTGGGTGATCTACCAAATCCTCGACAGCGAGGACGCGGAGGATCTGCTGACGTTCTGCGATGATGACGGAGAGTTCGTGATTCGTCATGGCGGCAGCCGTGGCAGGCGTCTGGTGACGCTCGCCAGGGGAGAGGCGGCCAAGCTGGCGCGCAAGCTCTTGGAGTGGGCGGAAGAACAATGAGCGAGGGTCTGTTCCCGCTTCGCCCGGTTCAGGCCAAGGCGCTTGATATGATGCGGGCGTCGGTGCGCGGCGGCAAGAAACGTCCGCAGCTTCAGTTGCCGACAGCGGCGGGCAAGACGGTGATTGCGGCGCACATGATCGCCTCGGCGTTGGAGAAGGGGAACAGGGCCGCGTTCACGGTGCCGCTGATTTCGCTGGTCGACCAGACGATCGAGCGGTTCGAGCAGAACGGCATCGACCCGGAGCAGATCGGGGTGATGCAGGCCGATCACCCGCTCAAGCGTCCACATGCGCCGATCCAGATTTGCTCGGTGCAGACCTTGGGCAAGCGCGAGAATCCGAAGGTCGAGTTCGTGATCGTCGACGAGAGCCATCTCATGTACCGATCGGTGCTGGAGTGGATGGAGGAGGACGAGCGGAAGATTTTCGTTGGATTGTCGGCGACTCCTTGGGCCAAGGGCATGGCCAAATATTACGACGATCTGCTGATCCCGGCGACCATCCGCGACATGATCAAGGCTGGGGATCTGTGCGATTTCCGCTGCTTCGCTCCGACCAAGCCCGATCTCAAGGGCATCGAGATGGTGGCCGACGACTATAACCAGGGCCAGCTTAGCGAGCGGATGAGCCAGAAGCAGATCACCGCCGACGTGGTGGGGACGTGGCTGGAGAAGGCTGATCGCAGGCCGACCATGCTGTTTGCTGTGGATAGGGCTCATGCCGGAAAGCTGGCGGACGAGTTCCGCGACGCCGGGGTGAAGACGGCTTACGTCGACATGAACACCACGCGCGAGGAGCGGGCGGCGATCCGCAACCTGTTTCACATGAAACAGATCGAGGTGATCTGCTCGGTCGGCACGATGACCCACGGCGTCGACATGGACGTCCGATGCATCAGCTTCGTCAGGCCGACCAAGTCAGAGATTCTCTATGTGCAGGCGATCGGCAGGGGTCTGCGCAAGGCCGAGGGCAAGGATCATTTGCTGATCTTGGACCATTCGAACGCCACGCTCGAATTGGGGCTGGTGACCGAGATCGGGCGCACGGAGTTGCGCGGCGGCAAGCCCGCCGAGGGGTCGGAGGAGAAGAAGCCGCCGGAATTGCCGAGGCCGAGAGAGTGCCCAAGGTGCGGCGAGATCGTCCCGGCGACGGCGACGATGTGCCGGTGCGGCTACGAGTTCAAGCGCGCCTCCAAGGTCAGGACGGTCAACGGCGAGTTGTACGAGGTCGGCAAGGAGCCGACGGTCAAGGTCGGCGACAAGCAATGGACCAGAGCCGAGCGGCGGGCCTTTTACGCCGAGCTTCGCTGGTATGGGGCCGACAAGCTCCACAACCAGAAATGGCCGACGGCGAGCTACCGGAACCGGTTCGGAGAATGGCCGCCGTGGGCGTGGAACGACGACGCCCCGCGCGCGCCGACATGGCCGACCCTGATGTGGATCAAGTCGCGCAAGATCGCGTTCGCCAAGGGGAAGGAAGCGCATGGACAGCGTCGTTGACCGGACCCACGGTCGGTGGGAGTCGATTCTGGGGGCGCTGGGGTTCGACCGCAGTTTCCTGAACAGCCGCCGCAACGGCCCATGCCCGTTCTGCGGCGGCGTCGACAGGTGGCGGTTCACGAATTTCAAGGGCGACGGCGATTGGTGGTGCAACAACTGCGGCCACGGTTCGGGCCTGGATTTGGTGATGACATGGAAGAAGATCGATTGGACCGAGGCGGTGAAACTGGTCGAGAGCGTGATCGGGAGGGCGCGGTTCGACGGGCGCAAACCGAGCTTCGTCACCCAGGAGATGCAGAAGGCCGACATGCAGGCCCTGTGGTATCGGGCCAGGATGCTGGACGGCACCGACCTCGCCTCTCGCTACCTCAAGAAGCGGGGCTTGCGGATGGACATCTGGCCCGCGTGCCTCAGATGGGTGAGCGGTTTACCGTACTGGGGCGAGGACGGCTGCGAGGGGATGTTCACAGCGTTGTTGTCGAAGTTCGTCGCTCCCGACGCCAAAAGCGCGATTCTGCAACGGCTGTTTTTGGCTGAGCCTGGGCGCAAGGCCGAGGTCAAGAAGCCGCGCATGACCATGCCGGGGCCAGCGCCGCAGGGCGGGGCGATCCGTCTGGCCGCCCCGGCTGAGACGATGGGGGTGGCCGAGGGGGTGGAGACGGCGTTGAGCGCGGCGCAGATGTTCACGGTGCCGGTGTGGGCGACGCTGTCCACGGCGGGGCTGGTCCGGTTCGAGCCGCCTGAGATCTGTCGGCATCTGATCGTGTTCGCCGATCGGGATCAGAACTTCGCCGGGCTGGCGGCGTCGACGGCGTTGGCCAACCGGCTGAGGATGGGCAAGCATCCGATCGAGGTCGAGGTGAGGGTGCCGGAAGACGGCGAGGTCCGTCCGCTTTCGTCGCTGGCGGCCAAATGCGACTGGAACGATGTCCTGCTGGCGGAGGCGGCGAACGGCCGCCAGCGGGGCTCCTAGCCGATCCGCCGCTGCAAGTCGATCCGGTTGACCAATTCCTCCATCGACAGTTTCCCGCCTTGGGCGGACCCGTGCAGGATCTCGGCGTCGGCGATCGGGTTGCCGCGCCATTTGGTGATCCATTCCTTCTCGACCTTGCCCAGACCGTAAGGTTCCGGGGCGACGATGCGCAGCGCGATGTCCATGAGCCGCTCGACCGTCTCCAGTTCGGCTGGGGACATCACCAGCACGGCCATGCGGCTGAACTTGACGATCTTCATGCCCACGGCCCTTGCTTGTTCCACTGCCACATCACCGCGCCATTGATCTTGGTCACCGGCCTGTCGACCATTCCCGCCGCGATGGCAAGCTCGACATCCTCGCGCGTCTTGAGCCACAGCGGCTTGGGGCTGCAGTCGCCGATGTCGATCGTCTCGCCGTTGGCGGCATGGACAATCGAGACTGTCTCGTTTGTCGGGTTGACACGCAGGAATTTCATTTGGCCCGTAGCCTTTCATTGAGCCGGGCGTTGGCGGAATCAACCAGCCGGTCGCAGGCGTTGCGCACGTCCTTGGCGTCGTTGGCGTCGATCGCATGGCCGCCGCGCAGGGCTTGCTGACGGGCGACGTCGGCCAGATCGCCAAGCTCGGCGGCGAGTTCGAGGATGGCGTAATCGAGGGCGTCAGCCGTCTTCTCGATCTTGATCCAGATGTCGGCCATGGTGAGCGTGTTATTCTCCATTGTCGGATTCCTCAGTCTCGAACTTCTCGAAATTGGCGAAATGGGCGATCCTATGCCCGACGGCGCCGAGGCCGGTGAACGCAGTCAGCCAGTTGTCGGCCAGACGCGCCACCTCCTGCGCGTGCCGTCGGAGCGCGGCGTTGGTTTCCATCAGATCGCTGATCAGGGCGTAAAGCATCTTGCATTCATCGGCGGTGAGCGGTCTGGGCTTGGCCAGCTTGACCAGTTCTGGACGGTTGGTGAGCATCGCCGGGGTGAGGTCGGACGGAACCTGCAACGTGTGCAGGAATGAGGCCGCGCTGGGCAGATCCTCGAACGCCGCGTTGGCGGCGTTGATCTGGGCGTTGAGCCGGTCGACGTCGGCGGCCTGGCGCGTCTTCACGCCTTCCATGCGTTTGGCGGATCGGGTTTCTCTATCGGTGGTCATTGGGCTTCCCTTTGAATGACGGCAGAGGTTGTGAGGATCAGGTTGAGGCGATTCCGCCAGTCCCGCATCTCGTCGCCTGTCATTGGACCGCCTACGCCGAGTCTGGTTACCAGACACTTAAGGTCCGCCAACTCAGATCCGGTGATCACCACGGCCTTGTCGCTGGCCCAGATCGAAGCGGCGAGCGTCTGACCGGGGCCGATGATCTTATGGGTCTGCGACGGGATCACGCGAACACCGTCGCTTTCACCCGCTCAAGATCCTTGAGCAGGGCCGACCAGTCGGCCTTCGCCCCCTCGCCGGAAGCGGCGGCGATGGCGAAGGTGAGGGCCTCGATCAGGCCGTCGATCTCGGCTGGCTCGAACTGGATGATCATTTCTCTTCCCCTTTGGGTTCGTAGATGGTGGTGGCGACCAAGGCGCTCCGCTTTGGGTTCTCATGGCGCACGAGCGAGACCTCGCCGCCCTTGAAGGGAATCCGCCAGCCCTTCGGCGGCGGGGCCAGCCATGCGTCCCAGCCGCTTCGGTGCAATAGCTCGATGGCGGCGTTCCAGATGCCGCAGGTCGCGGCTAGGAGATCGTCGGCGTCGCGCGCCCCGCACCGCTGGGCCAGCCGGGAGCAGGCGTGGTGGGTGACGAAGATCAGAGGCTTGGCCCGATAGTCGTACTGCCGACGGCCGAGGCCCTTGACCTTGTTGAGCCACACCGCGATCCCCGGCTTGGGCGGGATGGGGTCGCCCTGCATGATCTCGTGGTCCTTGGCCCAGTCCCATCCGGTCCAGTCGTAGAAGTCGAGCACGTAGCGCCCGCGCTTGCCGCTCTTGACCAGGGTGGCCTGGACCGCGCCAGCGGCGATCACCCGGTCGCGCAGCTTGAGTTGCGCCTCTGGCGAGCCATCCTTGCCGCTCTCGATCTCTTTCTTGATCTGCGGCCAGATCTCGGCCTGTTCTTTGGCCATGCGGACCAGCATCTCGGAGATGATCCGATCGGCGTGGATCTCGTGCGGCGCGCCGATCGACTGGATGGTCGGCCACGTCCCGTCGGGCTTGTGTTGGAACGGGGTCACTGGAGATCCCTCCGGTAGCGCGGGTTGTTGGACGGGTGGGCGCTCTTGACGCCAAGCTGCTCGCAATAACGGCGCAGCCTGGTCGCCAGCGTGCGGTTGCCGCCTGCGACCCTGTGGATGCTCTCGCCATTGCGCACCCGCTCGATCAGCGGAGCCATCCGAGCCAAGACATTGGCCTGCTTGATCGCTTGCAGTCCCGCCTTGGCGGCGATCATGCCCCGGCTGGTCGGGGCGACGCCCGCGATGCAGCCCGCCTCGGCTGGCGGTATCCCGCGCTTGACCAGTTCGGCCATCCGCGCGTAGCGCTCGTGGACGCGGGTGTGGCTGGTGTCGGCGAGCAGGCCCTCGCGTTCGGCGATCTGCTGCACCCGCGCGCGGGTCAGCCCGACCCTGACGCCGATGCCGCTGTAGGTGAGGCCCTCGCCCAGCCACCGCTCCAGATCTGCGCGGCTGAGCTTGGACGGCGTCGGCGCGTTTGTGGGCCAATATTCCCTGCGCGTGATCGACCGCAGGGCCTCCCCGTGGCGGACGAACACGTCGGCGACGAGGAACCAGCGCTTGCCGTGCTTGGCGCGAGCGCTCCTGCCGACGATCTTGCCCTCGATCAGGCAGCCGTCGGGCACTCCGACGTGGGCGGCGACCTGCAACGCGGTCCAGCTTTCCGGGGCCTCGCCGACCAGGGTGTGGGTGTTTGGTTGGCACGGGCGCTGGACGTAGACCGGGATCGGGCCTTGGTTGCCCTTGGCCACGATCGCGCGGGCGGCGTAGTTGTAGGTGTAGTGCGGCTTAGGCACCGGACTGCTCCTCTTTCGGTTTCGTCGTCCTCCTCTTGGTCGTCTTCCTCTTCGGCTAGTGGCCGTGGCGCCAAGTCCGCCCGCCGTCATGCGAGTGGGCCCCTTGCGCCACGGTGGCTTTGTCCACCTGCCGCCCAGCCAGCGCCTCGGCCCGCGCGATCGCGGCCTTGGCCAGAGCCGAGCCTCCGGTCATCACCTGCCGGTAGGCGCAACCGTCGGTCACGCCCTCCCGGTCGGAGTCGAGCCAGTCGAGGAAGGCGATCGCCCCCTGCGGCCCGACCTTGGGCTTGACGGCTCCCCTGGCGAGGAGCGCGTCCAGCTTGGCCACCGCCTGCTTCACTTCCGCCTTTCGCTCGCTGAGCGTCTGGCGCGGCTTAAGCCGTGTGTCGCAGGCCATTAGAGCGCTCCCGTGGTCGAGGAGGCCGAAGCCTCCCCGTCGCCGAAGTCCAATTCGCGCCCTGTCGAGGCCGCGACCTGCCCGACGTCCTGAGCCTCCTCGGTGTCGAGGAAGCTGAACCGCATCTCGGCGATCCGGCGCAGGGTGGACTTGTCGATCTCCTGCGCGGCGTTCTGGCCCGCCTTGACGATCCGCTTGGCGACCTCGCGGGCGGCGTCGACCGCCACCTGCACCCGCCCAGCGGCTTCAGGGCTGAGCATCGCGCCGATCTCGCGCGCCTTGTCAGCGGCGTCGCGGATCTTCTTGACGTCGACCTCAGAGATCCCGCGCTCCATCAGCGCCATCAAATCGCGCAACTCGCTGTTTATCGCGCGCTGGGCCTCGACGTCGTCGCTCGCCACCTTGCCGACCAGCACGTAGACGCTGAGGCGGCTGTACTGAGCGGCGGCGTTGGCGGCCGAGGTGATCTCGCGGGCCTTCACGATCGCGGCGTCCAAGAGATCGCTGTCTGCTTCCGGCGCCAAGAGGCCGAAGGCCGTCGTCTTGGCCACGCGCCGGATCGTCCCGGCGGCGAGGGTGCGGGCTTTCTGCATGCGGGCGTATTCGTCCGCGTCCTCGGTCACCCGCTCGGTTTCCCAGGTCTCGGTCTCCGAGCCGTCCTCGTTGCGGGTCTTCCGATCGATCACGGTTTTGCTGTACTTGATCCCGCCATTGATGCTGGTCTTCAGCGAGACCAGCAGGCCGGGCCTAATCGTTGAGTGTTTCATTTTTGCTTCCCTTTTGCTTGGGGCCGGTCTGGCCCCGCTGAACCATCATATAGGGCGGCCGGTGCGCCGTTTAAGTTGACGACGCACCGGTTTCTCGCCTAGATGTCCAACGCCCTGAGCTTCGGCGCGGCGGTCGTTTCCGCCTTGGTCGCAGGCCTGGCGCGGCCCTCGTCGATCGCCCAGCGTCGCAGGTTGGCGATCTTCTCGCTGGCGGTCTTGGCTAGCGGCACCACGGTCGAGGCCGCCGCCAGGAGGTCTGCGGTCCTGATCTGCCGCTTGCCGTCGGCAAACGCCGCATACATGGCGTCAGGCACCAGGCTGGCGATCTCGCTGCCGGTGAAGTTTGCCGTTGCGGCGGCCACTTCGTCCCGGCCGATGGTCAGCACCTGCCGCCCATGCTCCCTGAGCGCGGCGTCGAGGATATCCCGCCGCTCGGCCGAGGTCGGCAGATCGACGTAAAAAATCTCGTCGAACCTGCCTTTCCTGAGCAACTCAGGCGGGAGTGAGCTAACGTCGTTCGAGGTCGCGATCACGAACGCTTCCGACGTGCGGTCCTGCATCCATGAGAGCAGCGCTCCGAGAGCGTCCGCGCTGACCCCGCCATCGGCCGAACCAGAGGTGGCCCCTTGCAGGGCCTTCTCGATCTCGTCGATCCACACCACGCACCGGCCCAGAGCCTCGATGGTCTTGAACGCCTTGCGCAAGTTCGCCTCGCTCTCGCCTACGAATTTCGACTTGAGCGCGCCGGGGTCGAACCGGACCAGCGGCACCTGCCACGCCGTGGCGATTGCCTTGGCGGTCAAGCTCTTGCCGCAGCCTGGAATGCCGACCAGCAACACCCCTTTGGGGGAAGGCAGGCCATAGGCGCGGGCCTCTGCCGAATAGGCGTTGGCTCGGGCCTTGAGCCAGTCCTTGAGGCCGTCCAGCCCGCCGACGGCGCTGATGCCGCCCTTGAGCGGGTCGATCCACTCCAGCACCTTGTCGCGGGCGATCACCCGCTTCTTCTCGGCGGTGACCAGCTTGGGGTCGATGCGCTTGGTCTTGACCAGCGAGGTGGCGTAGGTGTTCTCGGCTTCGGTTCCGAGCAGGCCGACGGCGGCGTCGATCGCCGCGTCCCGATCGCCGTTCTGAAGCGCGCTGGCCCTGAGCGGGTTGCCCTGCTTGTCGGTCTCAGGCAGCACGCTGACCGCCGTGTCGAGGATCTGAGCGATCTCGGCGCGGTCAGGCAGCGGCCAGTCGATCACCACCGCATGGCCAGCCAATTCGTCAGGCACCTGCCCGCTGGCGGCCAGGACGATAATCGCCTGGGCCTGAGAGACCGGGATGTTGCCTAAGTACTTGGCGAGGTTCCTGAGCCTGCGGCCGGTGGCCAGACCGATGGCTCCGGTGATCCACGGGACCGCGTCGCGCAAGATCCACACCCCACGGTCGGCTGCGCCATCGGCGCGGGTCTTGATGGTCTGAAGGGTGGCGTCGAGATCCTGGCCGCCCATGTTGGGGATCTGCCTTCCGGCGAGGTCGGTGACTCCGTCGCCGACGTCCCACATGCGGGGCACGAAGCCCGCGTCGATCGCCGCCTGGGTGAGATAGGACTCGGCCCGCGCCTCCTCGCGGGTGTTGACCCAGACGAGGGCGGTCCTGGCGCGCAGGAGGTCGCGGATCTCCACCTGGACCTTCGCGCTTCTGGTGAGTGTTTCAGTCATCGGTTTGCTTCCCTATTGATTTTTCCGATGGCCCTTAGATAGGCGGTCCCGTGCATCGTTCAAGGGGACGGCGCACTAAGCTTTCAGAGCCCTTTCGCGTCGTTGATGCAGCGGCTGAGCGCCAGCGTGTGGGCGTCGCCAGCGCGAAAGAACCGGTCGCTGGCGTAGGGGGCCTTGCGCGGTTCGGGCATCCCGGCCCTCAGCCAGTTGATATAGCCGACGAACGCCGTCCTGTAGGCCGCGCCGGTCTTCTGGGCGATGGCGCAGTCGGTGCGGGCCAGGGCGGCATAGGGGGTGCTCCCGGCCTTGGCCAGATCGGCCCTGGCGTTGGCGGCGCTTTTCTCCAGCCCGTCGATCCCGTGCATGAGTTCGAGGGCGTCGGCCCGCTCGTCGGGTCCGTTGCCGTCGACGTGCAGGGCTGGTCCCTTGGGCAATAGGTCGGCGAGGTCGTTGAACGGCGCCCCGACGCTCCACTGGCTGGTGTCCGCCAGCGCCGGGGACGTCCCCAGCGCCGCCAGGATGGCGATTGTCGTTGTCAGTCTCATCTCAGTTCCTCCGGTTGGCGGGCCTCGATCAAGGCCCATAGGTGGGCAGCGTCATAGACTCGGCTTACGGTGTGTGCGGCGGCGGATCAGAGAGGACTTCCAAGGCGAGGTCGGCATGTCGGACGGTCCAATCCAAAGCCGCCGTTGAGCCTTGGCGTCCTCCCGGCGGTGGGTCGGTTAGTTGCACAAAGACCAGTCTCGGATGCCGGATCATCCATGCGACAGGGGTATCGTCAGGCGTCCCCTTGACCTGATTGGCTCCGACAATGGCAAAACCGGCGATCGTCGCCAGGATGATAGCTGTTCGAATTTCCATTTTTTACATTCCATTCAATTTATGTTGACATGACAAATTGTTGGCGCAGGCGCGCGGTCTTTCGTCACCGACGCGACGGCGGCGACAGGTTCTTCTTGCCGCTGCCGTTCAGGTGGACGGTCGGCGGGGTCACGTTGGTCTCGGTCATTTCTTCACCGGTCGGCTGGAGAAAGCGTCGTACTGGGCGCGCATCGCCCGTTCGGTCTCGACCGTGGGCTTCGGGTCGATGCGGTGAATGATGGAAGCGGCGTTGGGGCGGGTTTCGACGTTCCAGACCCCGTTGGTGTCGCGGAAGATCCAGCGCGGGGTCTGGGTGCGGTTGGCGTTCGCCTGCGCCTGATTGATGGCTTCCTCGTAGTTCCTGACGCGCATGATGAGTTCTTCCTTTGGGTTGTCAGTCATCGATCGGGTGCTCCCGGTCATAGGCGCGGCGCTCGTTGCGCTGTTCGCGCGCATCGTCGGGGTCGGGTTCCGGCTCAGGCCAGCGCCAGAAGTCGTGTTCCTCATCCCATTCCATCCCGTCGGGGATCAGCCAGACATCGCCGTCCTGATAGACGTTGTAGACGTGGCCATCGTCGTCGGTGACGGTCGCCTTCTGCTCGACGTCCGACCACGCGTCCCAATAGAGTTCGTGGTCGGGGCCAGCCTCAAGGATCTCCCATTCTTCATCGGTGACCCCGCTGACGTTCTTGGCGCGGGCGGCGAAGCTCTGGGCGAAATCGCGCGGGATATAGATCCCCCGTGCGTCGCTGAGCCAGATCAGGGGTTCGGGTTGCTTAGTCATTCTGTCGCTCCCAGATTGCGTAAGGTTTCTTGCCAGCGCTTGATGGCGTCCTGGCATTCCTGCGAATAGCGATTGTGCGGATGGCTCAGCCGCTCGATCGCGGCTCTCGCCTCGCGGATCTTCTCGTCCCGCGACATTTCGCTGAATGGCTTCTTGATCTGGCGTCTCATTACGCGGCCTCCTCCTCGTCGGGCTGGACGTCGAACGCCTTGTTGATCGCCTCGGCGACGGCGCGGAACCGCTCCGCGACCTCGGCTGGGCCGTAGATGTCGAACTCGCCCTCGACCGGCTTGTCGCCTTGCAGGCCAGAGAGCTTGAGGGTGAGTCTGACGAAGCCGCGATCCTCGCGGTAGCGGGCGTGGTGGATGGCTTCCGCCTCGATGTGGCTCACGTTGTGCGCGGCCGGTTCGTTGAAGATTGTGTTCATGTGCTTCCCTTTCGAATGACGTGAATATAGCGCGCCCCGTGCGCCGTTCAAGTGGTCGATGCACTCAACCCATTTCTGTCGGGTTGCGGCCTTCGGACAAGCCTGCGTACAAAGCCCTTGGCGCAGGCTGGAGGAGACGTGGATGAGGCTATAGGGAGCGGGCGATGGTATTGCGTCGCCGTCGAGCCCCAGCATGAACGTTCCGTTCGGGATCGCGCCGACGATCTCTCAATCGAGGCTTATTATCCCACCGGCAAACGCCTCATCCGCAGGCGCGGTCCGTCGCGCGCCCGCCAACTGGTCGAGGTCGACCGGCCAGCCATGCCAGGTTACGTGCTGGTGAGGGCCGATGGTCGTTTCCCGGCCTTTAGGAGGGCGCTGGACGCGCCCGACGTGGTGCCGCACTGTCTTGGCTTCCTGTCGACCGAGGAGGGGCCAGAGCCGATTCCTGGGGCGGTGGTGGACGACCTCAAGGCTCGCGCCGAGGCTGGCGATTTCGATCAGCTTGCGGGCGACGGACGCTATCGCGCTCCGCGCTGGGTTAAGCCGGGGGCCAAGGCGCGCATCGTCGCTGGTCCGCTCAAGGACAAGCTGGCCGAGGTCTTGCGGCTGACCAAGCGCGGCTATGTTGCGGTCTGGGTGCTGATGCTGGGCGGCCCCAGGCTGATCGAGGCCCCGCTCGACTGGGTGGCCAGGCTGAAATAGCGTCTTGCCCCCGTCACTTATTTTTGCCACTATTCGGGCTGGTCCTTCGACCAGACGAAAGGGGCGATTTCGATGAGGTACGGACTGCTTGGCGCGGCCTCGGCTGCGGCTCTTGGCTTATTGTGCGCGCCCGCGCATGCGGTGCTGTCGATTGCGTTTCAGAGCGGCTTGTCGAGCCTGCAATGTCAGGACGGGCAAATCTGTGATTTGGCCGGGCCGTCGAGGAATTTGCTGGTCTTGAGTCAATTCATTGGCGCGTTCCATGTCGAGGGCAGCTTCGCGGAGAGCGGGGCGCGCACCCTCAGCGATTCGAACTTAACGATCACCAACACCAGCGGGGCGACGCAAACCCTGTTCTTCACCGTCAGCGACACTGGATTCGCCGCGCCGACCCATTTCATCAACATGAGCGGAAGCGGCACCGTCGAGGACAGCATCGGCGGATCGGGATCGCTGTCGTTCCATGCGGATGCGCTCGATCGTCAGGGCGGGATTCTGGTGGCGGGCACGCCCAACGCTCCTGGGACGCTCTTGTTTAATCCATCGGCGGTCTTTGGCGCCAACCCGTTCGCCTTCGACGGTAATTTGCAGCATGACGGATTCACCGCCTCAAGCCCCTTTAGCATGACGTTGGACTACGAGTTCACGATCAGGCCAGGCGGTTCGATCGTCGGGCTTGAGTCAGCCATGAACACCAGCGCCATCCCTGAGCCCAGGACATGGGTGATGGGCATGTTGGGCTTCGGCTTGCTGGGGCTTCTGGGCTGGAAGCGTAAGGCGCGCACGCCGCGCGTCCTCGCGATCTGATTCTTACGCACGGGAAAGGGCGATTTCCATGCGCGCTATGCTTCTTGCGGCGACTCTGCTCGCCGCCCTCCCGCTTCATGCGGCGGCCAAGACTTGCGGCTCGGCCAATGGCGCTGACAGCGGCGTCCCAGGCGACGCGAGCTTGTTCGTCTTCTATGACGGCTCTTGTAGCTCGAACAACCAGGCCGCCGACGGCGACGACGTAAAGGCCTTTTTGGACAAAGGCGGATCGGCGACGTTTTTGGGTCCGAAGATCGATTTCTCGTTGACCAAAAACACCTTCACGCCGAACGATCAGAACACGCTGTTCAAGGATCTCAGCGCGACCTCCAGCGCCACCGGCTTCACCGACGGCAACGGCTTCGCCAACGTCAAAAGCGTCGGCGACGCCCTCCAAAGCTGGGAGTTCGATCCCATCCCGAACTCGGTCCTCGGAAAGCTCGGGGCCAAGTTTCTGGGTTTTGATGGCATTCTGTTTCGTGGCCAGTTCACCGATCTTGGCGGCGGGTCTCTGGGTAATTCAGACACGGCGTCCTTCACCATCAAGGTTAATCTCTCGGACGGCTCAAGCGTCGTCGACACCTTCAGCGCCCTCAAGCTCAAGGCCGACGATGGGGTGTTTGGCTTCGACGAGATCGGCGCTCTCCCCAAGGGATTGACGGTCGACAGCATCGACGCCTTCACCGACAAAGCCCATGCCTGGGATCAGGTGAAGCAGATCGATTTCAGCATCGGCCCCGGAGCGGGGGTGGCGCCAGAGCCAAGGACATGGGTTATGATGCTCCTCGGCTTCATGGGGACCGCCTATGCCTACCGACGCCGGGCCAAGGCCCGCGCCGCTCTCGCTCAATGACCGCTTCTGGTCCTGGCTGTTCAGCCCGCCAGAGCCCAACCCGCTGTGGGAGTGGATGCCGTGGCGGTCGTGGCGCGGGGCTCAGCTGGTCTGGGCGTCGATCGGCCTCGGCGCGCTCCAGCTGATCATCAAGCATCTGGGCGGAGACGATATGCCGCTCCTGCTCCATATCCAATGGGCCCTGTGGATCATGGGATGGGCTCTGGGCGTCGCCGGGTTTCTGCTCATTGTCCTGCTTGCGTGACATTGCTTGCGTGACTTGGGATTAGGGACTATGCCTTTACGCTCAGCAGCATCTGGCATATGCCCTGGGGCCAACCGGGACGAGTCGCGGCGACGTCCCGCCCAGGTCGGGTCAAAGCCCTGAGCGTGCGCAGCTATGGCCGAAGCATGAGCCTGAGATTCGACGGCGATCCCGACCCTGAGCCCATGCCAGAAGAGCCATCGCCGCCCGGCGTCCGCGAGATCCTCTCCGCCCTGCGCCAGGACGTCGAGGACTTCAAGCCCAAGATCAACAGGCTGTTGGCGCTGATCGAGGAGATCGCGCTTGGATTGGGCGTCAGGATCTAGCAGCCCCGCCATAAGCCGCCGCCTCGGGTTTAGCCGAACCAGAGATAAGGGCGAAAGGCCGATGGGCGTTGGCTCGCCCGGCCTAAATTCTCGGCGACATCTCAAAGGCTATTTGCTGGCTGTTAAAGAACAAACCAGAATCGATGAGCGAGGTTTAGCTGAAATTGCGCACCCTATCCTCGGCCGCGCCGCTAGCCGTCACTTATCGGCCGCTTGCGGCGCTATTGCCCTACGCCAGCAATCCGCGCACCCATGGGGCCGAACAGGTCGCCAAAATCGCTAGAAGCATTGCCGAGTTTGGTTGGACCAATCCGGTGCTGGTGGACGGGGCTAACGGCGTCGTGGCTGGTCATGGGCGGCTCCTGGCGGCCAAGCAGCTGGGCTTGAGGCAAATTCCCTGTATCGAGCTTGATGGGCTCACCGCCGCGCAGAAGCGCGCTTACCTCATAGCCGACAACAAACTCGCGCTGGACGGAGGCTGGGATCTGGGCTTATTGAGGATCGAACTCACCGACCTCGCGGAGATGCAGTTCGATTTGAGTCTAACCGGATTCGGCCAGATCGAGATCGGCCGTATCTTGGGGCCCACTTCTGGTCTCACCGATCCCGACGAGGTTCCGGTCCTGACCGAGAGCCTAGCCAGCCAAGCGGGCGACGTATGGCTCATGGGGGCCCATCGACTGGCGTGCGGCGACTCCACCCAGGCCGAGGATGTCGCCAAGGCGCTCGGCGGGGTTGAGCCCCACCTGATGGTGACCGATCCACCGTATGGGGTCGATTACGATCCCAGCTGGCGCGATCGCGTTGTGCGCGCCAATGGAACGGCGGTTATGGCCCGCGCTATAGGTGTGGTGGCCAACGATGATCGCGCCGACTGGAGCGCCGCCTACCGGCTGTTCCCCGGTGAGGTCGCTTATGTCTGGCATGCCGGTCGGCATGCCAGTGTGACCGAGTCGGCTCTGCGCGCTTGTGGCTTTGACATCCGTTGCCAGATCATCTGGGTCAAGCAGCAAATGGTGATCGGCCGAGG